TACACTTCTAAGGCATCGAGTGACGCAATGAGTGCTTTCCATTAACAAGGAGGAAAACATGAAGTTTACCCGAAACACGGTCAACGGAATCAACGATACCATCCTTGCTTCCAATGACTACACCGCCATCCCCTTTATCGTGACCGAAGCCGCCGCGGTTAAGGCTGGCTATCCCATGACGCTGGCTGGCAAGAAAGCTGTTGCTGCTGGCGAAACTGGTTCTAAGACCATCAACGCTGACGGCATCCTGCTGTATGACGTTGACCCGGCAGAGAACCCCAATGCCGCTTTGCTGATTCGTGGTGTTATCGACACCAAGAAGGCGGCGGCAAGCTCCAGCTTCACCTTTGACGCTGACGCAATCAAGGCACTCAAGACCGCCGTCCCCGGCATCTTCTGCCGTGACAACATCAGCGTGAACGCTTAATAGGAGGTAAAACAACATGGCACTGAATCTTAAGAAAGTCTTTGCCCCGGCTGCGATTGCCGCCTATTGGACGAATGACCCCACCAATGCGATGCCCTTTGCGTCTGACGCACTGTTCCCCGCCAAAAAGAAAGCTGGTCTCGACCTGAAGTGGCTGCGTGGCCACAAGGGCGTGGGCGTGTCCCTGATGCCCAGCGCATTTGACGCAAAGGCTACGTTCCGCATCCGTGAGGGCTTCAAGTTCGATGAGACCGAGATGCCGTTCTTCCGTGAGGGCTATCATCTGGGCGAGAAAGACCGTCAGGAAATCCTGCGTGTTCTGGACAGCAATGACCCCTATGCCCGTGATGTGATGAACCGTCTGTACGATGACACCGCTCAGCTTATCACTGGCGCACGCATCGTGCCTGAGCGCATGATCTGGCAGCTTCTGGCTCCCGCCAATGGCGTTCCTGGTATTACCATCAAGGCAAACGGCGTGAACTACACTTACAACTACGACCCGGACGGCACTTGGAAGAACACCAATTTCAAGGAAGTCTCTGCTGCGAAGTCTAAGTGGAACGTCGCCACCGCCACCCCCATTGCCGACCTGAACGCCGCAAAGGATGCTGTTCTGGCAAGCGTGGGCGAGGTCGTGACTGAGGTATACATGAACACTGCCACCTTCCGCAACATGATTGCTGCGGACGAGGTGAAGAATCGGTTCATGACGGTCACTGCAAAGGCAAACGCCGTTCTGCTGGATGCTGAAGCACGGCAGATTATTGAATCTGCAACCGGTCTGACCATCCATCTGTACGACAAGATGTTCAAGGCAGACCAATACAGCGCAAGTGAGAAGTACCTGCCTGATGGCATGGTAGTGGTTGCTCCTTCCGGTGCTCTGGGCAGCACTTGGTACGGCACTACCCCTGAGGAAGCCGACCTGCTGTCTGGTCAGTCTGGTGCATCCGTGTCCATCGTGAACACTGGCGTTGCCATCACCACTGAGCTGACCGTTCACCCGGTCAACGCCAACGTCTATGCTTCTGAAATCGTCCTGCCGTCTTTTGAGCGCATGGACGCTGTGTACTGTATCAAGGCTTACTAAGGCGAAAGGAGGAAAGCAGCATGGGAGACCAGTATTCCGAAGCGGCAGTCAAGCTGGGGCAGTACATTGCCCCAGCACTTGACCGTGAAATCACGGACGAGGACTACCCACTCTTCGACCTGCTGCTTGATTTTGCCAAAGACAAGATATTTGCACAGGGCTACCCCTTCGGCAACAGACCGGACGAGTTGCCCTCGCAGTATCAGTCATTGCAGATACGAATTGCAGCGGAACTGTATAACCACATCGGTGCAAACGGACAGACGAGCTACACCAACAATGGCATTACTCGTGTGTGGGAAAGCTCCGATGTGGCGCAGTCCCTGCTGAATGAAGTAGTTCCGAGAGTAGGTGTTATCGGCTGATGTTCAATGGTAGCCCGCTGGATAAACGCCCGCTGTGGTATTCAAACCCGGTTGGCGAGAAAACGCCTGTTGTGGACGAGTGGGGAAACGAGACCGGTGAATCCGCATACGAATCGTGGAGCGAGCCTGCAAAGCTGATGCTGAATGTCAGCCCTCCTACTGGTTCTGCGGAAGCAAACCCTTTTGGAGCGTTCACGGATTACAGTTACGTTGTCAGCTCGTCCAGCAAAAAGCACAACACACCGCTTTATGAAGGTACGCACGTCTGGTTTCAGACGGACGTTTCAAAGCCCTTCAATTACATTGTGGTCAAGGTCGCAGAGCATATCACGGATACGCTGTATGCGCTGAAAGAGGTGGCTACAAATGAAAATTAAAGTGAGGCTGAGCGATGCCGGACTTCGTGATGCGGAACGTCAGATACAGGAGTACAAGACCACCCTGAACAGAAAGGCTAGAGCGCTTGCTTTTCGTCTTTCGTGGTTGGGGTTTGAAGTCGCAAAGGTGCGTTTCGCTAATGCGGAATACGCTGGCTCCAATGACGTGAAATGTCATGTCAACCAAAAAGACAAGACTTGCACCATCGTTGCAGAGGGCAAAGCAGTTGCCTTTATCGAATTTGGCACTGGCGCACATCACAACGGGTATGGCGGTGAACTACCGCCCGGTGTTGGTGCACACGGCTCATACGGAAAAGGGCAAGGCGCAAACCGCAGGTGGTACTACTACGGAGAATCTGGCAATGCCGGTACGCCTGTCAAACAGGTAGATGGTAAAGGCCAGTTGAATTACACCGATGGCAACGAGCCAGCTATGGCTATGTGGGGAGCTGTTGAGGAAATGGCTTCTCAAGTCGAAGCAACGTGGAGGGAGGTTTGGAATAGTTGATCGATTATTTCAATTCTATCTTCACGGCTGTTGCTAAGGAACTGCGAAAGCAAGTTCCCGGCATTTTCGTCACTGGTGAAATCAATGACAGCAACGTCAAAAAGTTTCCGTGTGTGCAGATAGAGGAAAACAGCAATCTTCCTGTACACATCGATTCTGCTGGTTACAGCAAGTACGCCGCCGTTTCCCTGCGTGTGCGTGTCTACTCCAATAAGGATACCGGGCGCATTGCAGAAGCACGCTCCATTGTTGGAATCGTGGATTCTGTTCTTGAACCGCTTAAATTTTATCGCAAGTCGTTTGCCCCGTTGAATGGGCTGTATAACAATTCCGTCTATCGGATTGATTGCAGCTACGGGGCAACAATCGGAGAGGACGGAATGATTTACCGAAACTAAGGAGGTAAACATTCTATGAGTACTGCTATCTCCGGTCTGAATACCACCCTGTATTGTGGCGACAGCGCAACCGCTCTGACGAAGCTGTGCGACATCAAGGATGTGCCCGACCTGATCTCCGAGCCGAACCTTCTGGATGCCACTACCTTGTCTGACCCTATGCAGGTCAACATCTTTGGCATCATCCAGAGCGACACCAAGTCCTTTACTGCCAACTACAACAAGACTGACTACAAGAAGGTCAAGGCCGCTGGCTATGATGAGACTTCCGAGAGCAACACCGTGAAGTATTACGCCCTGAAGATGCAGGACGGCTCCGGCTTCACTTGGCAGGGTATGCATCAGGTTGGCTTGTCCGGCTTTGGCGTGGACGAGGTTGTGGAAATGACTATCAACTGCATCTTCACCAAGAAGCCTGAGTTCAGCGAGACCCTGACTGTCAATGGCGGCTAAACCGCAAAAATCGAATCAATCAAACCGGGCAGAACTGAACAACGGATTTAGTTCTGCTCCTATTTATAAAGGAGAGCATTTATTATGGCTGCTAAGGTTATCAACTTTCATTCCCCCGATGGTAAGAACACTTACGAGTTGACTTTCACCCGTGACAGCGTGGAAGCTACCGAACGTGCAGGCTTTCAGATTGGCCAGTACACCCAGATGACCAATCTGCTGTCCAACTCTCGTGCACTGTTCTATGGTGCTTTCATCGCACGGAACGAGGGCATCAAGCGCAAGGTCGTGGACGAGATGTTCCAGCACATCGAGGATAAGGAAGACCTGATGGGCATTCTGCTTGAGATGTTCATGGATGCTTCCAAGTCCCTGTTGGCAACTGACACTGAGGACAAGACCGCAAAAAACGCAACGTGGGAGATTGTGTAACTGCACAATCTCAGGAAACAGACGGAGAGGGGGAACCATTCTCCTTCTCCAAGCTGTTCCACGATGTAGAAGCCTATTACATCTCCATCGGCATGACCTACGACCAGTTCTGGTACGGCGATGTCTGGCTGGCGAAGGTCTACCGTGACGCAGAGGAGCTGCGGGAACGCAGAGCCAACACGGAAGCATGGAGAAACGGCTTTTACATGGCATCTGCGCTTTCCTCTACGGTTGGCAATATGTTCCGAAAGAAAGGGTCTAGCCCCATCAAGTACATGGATAGACCGATTCCCCTTACTCAAAAGGAGAAAGACGAGTATGAATACCAACGCGCAGTTGAGGCGCAGGAGCGAATCAAGAGAATGATGTTCTCTATGATGGAAAGTGATGGTGGTAGTGATGGCTGATGTTGATATTACGAGCTTATCCGTAGAGATCTCTGCGGAGTCGCAGGGCGCAGAGCTTAACATCAATAAATTGGCTAACGCTATCGCCAATCTTCGTTCTAAGGGCAATGTTTCTGCCGTCTGCGATAGCCTTGATAAACTAGCTGGTTCTATCGCTGGGCTGAAGTCTGCATCCAAAGGCATTGGTTCTATTTTTAAGAACATCGAAAAGATGTCAAACATTGATGTTTCTGGAATTGATTTTACTGGTTTAAGCGCAAAGCTGGAATCGTTGAAAAGCGAATTACAGCCCTTGCAGAACCTTGATGCTTCTGGATTGAAAGCGGTTGGCAGTGCAATGAACGCCATTGCTAAAATCCCATCTATCAATGATAAGTTGGATGCAGACACGCTCAATAAGTTCAAGACTGCTTGTGATAGCATCTCCACCTCGCTCACTCCCCTTGCATCTCAACTGGATAAGGTAGGAAACGCTTTTGCGAAGCTCCCTCCGCAGTTGAGCAAGGTGGTTACACAAGCAAACCGTGTGACTGCTGCCAACGAAAAGCAGCGCAAGAGCTATCTCAGCCTGTCCAATCAGATGAACGGCTTTATGCGGAACATGGCAAAGCTGGTCTCGCTGAAAGCCATTGCTGAGTATCTTGGCAACGCGGTTGCGAAGTTTAACGATTTCTATGAAGCAACAGACCTGTTTCATAATGCTATGGGCAATTTGAGCGGTGAAGCTGATACGCTCATTAGCAAGATGCAGGGCTTTCTTGGCGTTGACCCGACCAAAGCGATGACCTACATGGCTACCATCCAGAGCTTGGGCACTTCGTTTGGTCTGGCCAGCGACAAAGCATACATTCTGTCTAAGAATCTGACCCAGCTTGCCTATGACGAAGGCTCCTATTGGAACAAGGACGTTGCAGAGACCTTTACTGCAATGTCCTCCGCAATCTCTGGTGAGATTGAGCCTATTCGCCGTTTGGGCATCGACCTGTCTCAGGCGCGGTTACAGCAGGAACTCCTTGCTTTGGGCTTTAACAAACAGGTTTCTAGCCTGTCTCAGGCAGATAAGGCGGTTCTGCGTTACATTGCCATTATGAAGCAGACTGCCAACGTGCAGGGCAACCTTGCACAGACCATCCAAAGCCCTGCAAACCAGATTAAGATTCTGAAAGCTCAGCTTGATATGCTAGCGAAGTCTGTTGGTTCTCTGCTCTACCCTGCCCTGAAAGCCATTCTCCCCCCGCTGATTGCCGCTGTTCAGCTCATTCGAGAATTTGTTGAGTGGGTGGCAAAGCTGATGGGCGTGAAGGTCGTGTTCACTGATTTCACTAAAAGCGCTGACAGCGTTGGTGGCATTGGTGACGCAATGGATAACACAGCCGATTCGACAAAGAAAGCCGCCAAAGCCCTCAAGGACTACACGATGGGTTTTGATGAGCTGAACATCATCGACCCCACGCAGGAAAGTTCCGGCTCTGGCAGTGGTGCATCTGCTGGCAACATCTTGGGTGACGTAGACCTGTCCGGCTACGATATGTTCAAGAACTATGTTGGCAACTCCGTGGACGAAATCAAGGCAAAGCTGGAAAAGCTTGCGCCATTGATTGCTGGTATCGCTGCCGGATTTGCAACGTGGGCTATTGGCAACGCTTTGATGGATGCTCTTAGCAAAATCAAAGGCGACGGAACCTTGATTGAGGGCATTCTCAAACTTTGGAAGTCTCCCATTATGGGAGCAGCTGTCGCTGTTGGCATCATGGTTGCTCGTTTTGTTGACCTATACCAAAACAGTGAGGCGTTCCAAAAAGGCCTTGAACGTGTTCGAGCTATGATTTACCTTGCTGCGGAAGGGCTTAGGCAGGGTTGGAATATATCACTCACAGATGGAAAACTCGGAGAATCCATCAAATACCTGAAAGAATCTTTTTCTAACTTAAAGCAAGTAATCTGGAATCTCATTCCAGAAAGTTGGCAGGAGGGCATTTCTTCTGCGTTCAAAACAATCTCTAACGTTGTAAAAGGCCTTGATCTTGATGTTGGTGATTTAATTACAACACTTATGGGCATCGGTCTTATTGTTAGCGGTCATCCTGTAGCCGGTCTTGCTGTTCTTGGTTTTGAAGCTATCACTGTTGCAGTTCGTGGTCTTGGTAGCGAAAGTCAAAAAGAAGCTTTTGAGATGGAAACGGACTGGTTCAATGCTTTCAAGTCTATGGGCGAAAAAGTTGCTGATTTTGTAGGTGGCGCAATTACAGCCATTGGAAATCTTATCAATGATTTCGCAATTTTTATTGGATGGATTCAGAACGGTGTTTCCGAAACTGACAGGCTTGACTTACAGATGAACGGTAACTTCATCGAGAATGCCGTTATGGGCATTGCTCAGCTGATTCACGATGTCGGAGTGTTTGTCGGATGGATTACCAATGGAGTGAGCGAAACCGACCGTCTTGATATTCAGATGAACGGTAACTTCATCGAAAAGGCGGTTCTTGGTTTTGCTGACCTTATCAATTGGGTAAAGGATGTTGTTACATGGTTCGTACATCTCGATGAACACGTCGAAAACGGTGCGAGAGCTGTTCGTGGATTTATTGATGATATCAAAACGTGGGCAAAAGATGCCGCAAAAGCTGCTTCCGATATGGTAACAGCCGTTGCAAATGCTATTGCTTCTCTTCCTTCCAAAATGTTTGAAGCAGGCAAAAACATTTGGCGGGGCCTCGTAAATGGTATCAAAAGCGGCATTGAAACCGCAAAAGGCGCTGCGGCAAATCTTGCAAAAGCTATCATTGACAAGTTCACGACAGATACTGAAATTCACTCTCCCTCCGCTCTGTTTGAGCGCTTTGGTAAATTTATTGACCAAGGCCTTGCAAACGGTATCACTGCAGCACTTCCTTACGTTGAACAAGCTATGACCAATCTGGCAAATGCGGTTCAGCAGAAGGGCAACGAGATGATTGACTATGGCGCAGACGTTGCAAACGGCTTTGTTGATAACATGGTCAATACGTTTGACGCAAAGTGGAATGAAATCGACAACGGCCTCAAGAGTGACTTCATTGGCACGATTAAGAGCATGATCGATGCGGTCAAGAAAGGCGATATCCAAACCGTCGCCGAAAACACAGCAGCCATCATCTGGAAGGCAATGGGGGAAGAAAACCGAAAACAGGTCAAGTCCTACGCTTCCGACTTGGTTTCCAATCTCACCAGTGCTCTTAAGACCGTTGGTTCCAAAGTATTTTCTTCTGCAAAACTCGTCGGGAACAATATCTTAGCTGGAATTACTTCAAAGTTTGGAGAAATTTCCACGCAGGTTGTAGGTCTCGGCAGCAAGATTGCAATGTCTTTTTCCGCTTTGATTGGACCAATCTCGGCATCCGGCAAGGCAATCAGTATTGGCCTTTCTTCTGGCGTTTTGAGCCAGTTCCCGTCTATCATTGCTGGCATTGCAGGGCTTATCGGTCAAATTGGAGCTGCATTTATGGGTATCTTGCAGACAATCGGCAGTGTCTTGGCTTCTCTCGGTATTCCAACTGGCGTCATCATGATTGCTGGTGGCGTTGCAATTGCAGCCGCCATCGCAGGAATTGTCGGAACGCTTGTTGGAAAGCACGGAACAAGCTCCAGCCCGTCCGTAGACAATAACTACTCGAGCTACCCTGGCACGAGCGATTACGATTCCGCCAATGGCTCCAATACATCTTCCGGTAGCTATTACCCAAGTTCTTCCGCTAGCGGAGCGAGCCCCGCAGAGCTCCGCAGTGCCGTCCATGATGGTTGCTATAACGCATTCCTTGACATTTTCCAGCGGTACGGAGACGAGCTTACCGGAGGGAAAGAGCTCAAGATTTACCTTGATGGTAAGCAAATCACTGCGTCCGTTGAGAAACGGCAGTCTGAACGTGGGTTTCAGATTATGGGAGACGAAGTTTACAGCTACTAAGGAGGTTTACGTTTTATGCAATCTCTCGTCACAGTAAATGGCAGAGAGCTGCCTGAGCCTTCCTCCTACGACGCTACAACAAGCACTATAGTCGATTCTGGACGAAACGTACAAGGCAAAGTCGTTGGGTCTGTGGTGCGGCACGATGTTGCTAAGATTTCCCTAAAATGGAATTATCTTACCGCAAGACAGTGGGCGGACGTCATCGGGCCGTTCACCACAAACTTTTACTGCACTGTTCGGTTTTACAACCAAGCGACTGCAAGCTACACGACAAGGCAAATGTATGTTTCCGATAGAACCGCTGGGATGTGGAGACGTTCCCCGTCCAACGGAAACGTTATGGGATGGGTCGGAGCGGCCCTTAGCCTCGTTGAAGTTTAAGAGAGGTGATTATTCATGGGCTTTCTGCCTTCCAACAAGTGGCTTGAGCAATACGACAAAACACTTGTTCCGGAGATGTTTGTTCGCATCACTTACCACGTCTCTGACGATAAGGCCCAAGCAGACGCTATTGCCAGCTCTTCCAACCAGGCTTTGTTCAGCAACACGTTGTCTGTCACAGACCTGGATTCTGCTTCTTTGGCCAATTATGCCACCGGAGAACCTAATTTGTGGGTCCTTGACGGGAGCAAACTTTTGGTCCCAGGTTCAGAGCCCTACGAGAACGCTGGGTATTTAAGTATGGATTGCGTTTCTGACACAAACCATCCGATTATTACTTTCTCTTTCAGCAAAACACACACTGAAAGAATCCCCGGAATTATAATCGTGTGGTCGTCCGCTTTAAATGAATATGCAAAATCTTTTAAATTGACGGTCTATAACGGCAGCGATCTTGTTGCAACAAAACAAGTTGACGACAACAAGTCTGTTGAATCCTCTGTAGATTTTGAGATTTCCGGATATGATTCAATCAGTCTGGAAATTTTAGAGTGGTGCATCCAGGGCCGCAGAGCCAGAGTGGAGCAAGTTGAATTTGGCTTGCGTGTCCAATTCAACAAAGCGGATTTGCTTTCTTATACGCACGAATCAAAGCGCGACCCGATTTCTGGGCAGCTTTCCAAAGATTCCGTTTCGTTTTCTGTTGACAACTCCGAACAACGCTGGAACCCGGTAAATCCAGATGGACTTTATCGGTATCTTTATGAACGTCAGGAGATTTCAGTTCAGTACGGCATGGACATTGGAGATGCGGTCGAATGGATTGATGGAGGAAAGTTCTTTCTTTCTGGATGGACAATTCCGGCAAATGGCATAACGGCGTCGTTTGACGCCAGGGACGCTCTGTCTTTCCTCCAAGATTCCATCTATACCGGGCACACGAGCGGAACGCTGTATCAGATGTGTTTTGATGCATTGGAACTTCTGGATGTTTCCGGGATATCTTACGAAATTTCGGAAGAATTAAAGAACTATTCTTGCGACATTTCCTCCGATACTTCTTCCTACAAAAACGCAGACATTCTTCAGCTTGCTGCAAACGCAGCCGGGATGGCTCTTTACCAATCCAGAGATGGGGTCATTCACATTGAACGTGTCCCTCTTGTTCCAGTCACGAGGTCTGGTATCGAGGAAATATCGCTTTTGAATAGCTTTAAATACCCAGAAATAACGTTTTCGACAAAAATAAAAAACGTATCGTGCAAGGTTGGCAACGAATCCGTTTTTTATCCAGCCGGAGCTAGTGGGAATGGAGCGACCCAAAGCATCAATAATCCGCTTGTATCGAAATCTGTATCTTCTAGCGCAAAAAATGCGTTGACCGAAACATACGCACTTCTTTCTAACAGAAGAAAGGTAAACTTGGAATTTCGTGCAAGCCCTCATATTGATGCGTTGTCTTTTGTTAGAGCAAACCATCAGTTTGGATATGCATCGAACGTTCTCGTTACGGATGTCAAGTATACCTTTAATGGCTGTTTTAAAGGGACGATGGAAGGATATATGGTGGAAAGCGCGAGTGCCCTTAGACTTGACAAAGGCTCCGTTTTTGTGGCTCCTGGAGAGACCGTTCGCTTAACCGCAACGCTTGTTCCTTCCTCAGAGGATTCCCCGGCAATCGGATGGGAAGCATCTCCTCCCGGCGTTGTTTCCATTTCCGTCGTTTCCAATAAAGGCGGCGTTTCTGCTTGCGACATTTCTTTTGTTTCCAGTGGAGATGCCGTAGTCACAGCCTTCGTATCTTCCGTATCTGCAAAGTGTAACGTTATCAGTCAGGCTCCGTCTTTGTCGGATATGCCGGAAGGATCGTCTGTTTACATTCAAGAAAGTGGTGCGGATGTAGAGTTTGTTGTTGCAAAACATGAGTATGAGCCTGGATTAAATGGTCCCGGAAGAACACTTCTTATCAGGAAAGAACCTCTTGCTGAAACAGTGTGGAACCAGACGCACGTCAATACATACGACGGAAGCTCCATCGACAGGCTGTTGAATGGCGATTACAAAAACAGATTTAGCGATACCGTCAAGTCCGCAATGGGGCTTACCTCTTTCTATTACACGGTAGGTGGTAGCACTACGGAAATCAGAACGCTTTCTCGCAGTGTTTTTCTCCCGTCTATTTATGAGATGTTTGACCCGGAAGACAAAAACGCAGATGTTTATGTAAATGGCAGTAACCCATTTTTCAAAAAAGAAGGTTCTGTACTACCAAAGAAAACCCGAAATGTTTTTGTTCAGTCTTATGATGATTCCGCCAATCGTCTTATCCGCAGATGGTCACGTTCCCCTGCATGGCGAGATTTTGATGGAAACCATATCGTGGGCCAACTCGTTGGGACTTACAGTCTTGGAACGTCTAGTGCAGGTAGGATTTTTTTCCTCACAGAGCAGTACAATGCTTGGAGCTCTAACAAGTTCAGCCCTGCTTTCACGCTTCCGTCCACGACTAAAGTCGGCAACGGCAAAAAGATTTTGCTTTAAGGAGGGGCTATGGCGATTTGGATTACAGACAGAACCCAAGACGATGTTGACCGCCTAAAGTTCATTTACGGTAAAGCCGTGAATGGGACCTGGACGGATGAGGAAAAAGCGGAGTGGCTTTCCGGTATGAAAGGGGCTCTTGACTACAGAGATTTTTCGAGAATAGAAACCGGCATATCCGAGCTTGCTTCACTTCTTGGTGCGGACGTAGATGTCAAGACGAACTGGAACATAAACGGGTATCTTACCACGTCAGATGCTACTAGGTGGCTGTCGAATATCGAATCTATTCGTTCTAAAAACTCAGGGGACGCCAAAACTGCGCCGACACCTACGTCTATGGATAGGCTCGGATTCGAGACAATGAACCAACTTGAAAGCATTTTGTCAGACATAGAATCAATCGCCAAAACTTACGTTACTTTTTCTGGCGAATACATGGCTGGGGAGGACCAATATGGTTTTTGAAGACCGCATATCAAAATATCCTGGCAGGTGGACGTTAGTCCGTGAGGATGGGTCGTCTGAAGTTGTAACGCTCGTCCGAAACGACGAACCTATAAAGGACGGCACACCAATCAACGCATCCACTTTAAATGAGCTGAGTACAGTTGCAGGTGCCATCAACGCAAAAGAGGAAGCCGTCTCTGCGGCAAATTCCGCTGCGGAAGAACGTGCAAAAGCAGAACAGGCTGCAAAAAATGCCGCAAAAGATGTTTCTGCAATTGTAAAAGCAGACTCTGAAAATGCAGCTTTGTCTGCTGCTGCTGCCAAGACAAGCGAAACCAATTCAAAGCGTTCGGAATCTCAGTCTGCTACTTATTTGCAGGGCACAAAAGAATACTTTGAGCAGGTCCGCACCATCACCATCGGTGCACAGGGGTGGTACGCCACGCCGGAAGCCCTCAAGGCTGCTGTGCCGGTGGGCGAAAATGGCTGGTGGGCAGTGGTCGGCACGACCGACACCATCTGGACGTGGGACGGTGACACCGGCGTGTGGGTCGATACCCGCAAAGAGGTGGACCTGTCAGACTACCTGACGCAGGACCAGATCAGGAAGCTGCTTGAACAGTACATGCCCCTTCGCCCCGCCACTGCTGCCGTGCTTGGCGGCGTGAAGGTGGGCGACTATCTGGACGTGGACGAGGACGGCACCCTCAGCGCCAAAACGCTCAATGACAAGATCGCTGCCGCCGTGGCGGTAAAGTCGGAGCCCCGGCTGGTGTGGAACACTACGGTGACTACCGCTGCCTCGAACCACAATATGATTCGGTCTTACGACATCCAGATTCCCGATGGCGTGGATTATGTGCATATCAAATCTAAATCGGAACGCGGCGATGGTACCGAAGTCGATATTGCACGCGGCGGGTCGACTTATCACAACCTTGACGCTTCCGCCGTCGCTACTTACTCCACAACTACGTTCCGGTCGGAGGGTACTCTGCACTTTCAGTTTGAAAAGTCAACAAATGCGAGTATCACTTTTTGGGTCACCGGCTACCACTACCCCACCCTCGCGGACCTGCTGACCGAGACCCAGGCCGCGCAGGCGGACACGGATGCCCTGGCGGTAGATCAGGAATACCGCGTCGCTCTGCTGGAACTGGGGCTGACCGACGACACCACCACTGACACCACCACATAAGGAGGTAAAAACTATGTTGTATCGTATCTGTAAACGCCTGATCGAGCGCGGCCAGACCGCTGGCCTTGCGGACAAGCTGGACGTGTTTTACGCCCTCGGCCGTATCACCGAGGCCGAGTACAAGGAGCTGATCGAGCTGCTGGCCAAGCAGAAGGCCGTCCATGGCGCTTAATGCCTACTCTTGGGCCCGGGAGGTTGATCGCAATAAACAACACATTTTTGACCGCACTTTTTAACTTTTTGAGCCGGTTCTTTGCCGCTTTGGCGGAAGAACAGGCAGAACAGGAGGACACGATGGCATTTGTGACCGAGTGGACGGGAGCACCGCCCTATCGCTACATCGACGTAAGCCGGTATCAGGGCAGCATTACACCGGAGGGCTGGAAGAAGGTCAAGGCCGCTGGCTATCAGGGCGTCATGCTCAAGACCGTCAGCACAAACCGCAAGCTCTCCAAGCGAGCGGACGGCCTGTACATCGACCCGACCTTTGAAGCGAACTATCGCCATGCAAAGGCGGCAGGTCTGGCGGTGGGTGTGTATTACTACACCTACGCCACCGGCAAGGCAATGGCCGATGCAGAGCTTTCCCTGCTGGCTGACGCCCTGCGTGGCAAGACGCTGGAAATGCCTGTGGCAGTGGACGTGGAGGACAACAAATTCAGGGTTCTTGGCAAGCAGGCGCTGACCGACCTGACAGCCTACGCCCTGAAAAAGGTGGAAGACATGGGCTTTTATGCCCAGCTCTATACCTACACCAGCTTTGCTAAGACACGCCTGTATATGGGCGGTGCTGCCCTCAGCCCCTACGACGTCTGGCTGGCCGACTACACAGGAAAGACGCCTGCCGTGACCTTTGCCTACAACGCCCACCAGCACACCAGCAAGGGCAGCTTGCCGGGCATCACGGGCAACGTAGACCTCAACGTCACCACCCTCAACTACCCCCGTATCATCCGCAAGAAGGGCCTGACCCGTCTCCAGGAGGGCGAATGAGCGAAAAAGAAGCTTTGCTGTGGGTGCTGAGCGTCCTGGGCAGCCTGTGCGCTGCGACCGTCACCATCGACAAGGTGCTGGAAATCATTCACAAGTACATCAAAAAGGCGCAGGCCCCCGACGATGCGCAGAACAAGCGGCTTGACGAGATGGACAAGCGCTTGCAAACGCTAGAAACGGGCTATGCGCAACATTCTTTGGCGCTTGGGCGCGATTTGTCCCGCTTCGGGGAAATCGACGAAGTAAACCGCCTGACGCTTGAAGCCGTTCGTGCCCTGCTGGAAGCACAGCTGACCGGAAACAACGTGCCCGCTATGCAAGCCAGCAAGGAAAAAATCGATAATTACCTCATGGAAGGAGTAACGAAACATGGAAGCAATGCTTAACTTTATCCCCACCCCCGTCGCCCTGGTTCTGATGGCCCTGGGCTTTATCTCTCTGGCCGTAGGTGCCATTCGTCTGGGCTATAAGCAGTACGTCAAGCAGTGGGCACTGGAACTGGTGACTCTGGCAGAAAACAGCATCATGGGCAGCGGTCAGGGAGCCAAGAAAAAGGCACAGGTCTTTGCCGCACTGCGCGGCGCACTGCCGGACTGGCTGAAGCCTTTCATCACCGATGAAGTGCTGGACAGTGTGATCGAAAAGGCTGTCAGCATGATGAAAAAGGCACTGACGGAGAAGATGCCCACCATCAACAAGGAGTAAAGCATGATCGAGCTAAGCGTATCTCTCGCATCCAATGGCGTCGTCAAAGTGCCGGGCTATGAGCAGCTGGTGCGCTTTGGCTACACCAAGAACCGGGGCGTGTACCGCCTGCGCGTCGATGCAACCGGCGAGTGGGAAGGCCTGACCATCCGGGCGTTTTGGCATGTCCCTGGCGGCAAAGACCCGGCGTCCACGCTGGTGATTGACGGCTCTGTGGACGTGCCCGCCAGCGTGACCGCACAGCCCGGCAATGGCTGCATCACCTTTGAGGGCAGCGACGGCACAAAGACCGTCACCAGCGCAGACCTGCGGTATCGTGTCAGCGCCAACAGCGGCACAGAGGACGGCACAGAGCCGGAGCCGGGCGCGCCTGCATGGCAGGAGCTGGTGGATGCCGTGCACACCGATGCCACCGCCGCAGAGCAGGCCAAGACCGATGCACAAACTGCCGCCAGTGAAGCCGCCACCAGTGCGGGCAATGCAGACCAGAGCGCTCAGGAAGCCGCTGGCAGCCTGCAGGAGCTCAAGGACGGCATTGCAAGCGGTGACTTCAAAGGCGAGAAAGGCGACCCCGGTCCCATCGGCCCGGTCGGCCCGCAGGGCGAGCGTGGACCTCAAGGCCCCACAGGCGCTACCGGAGCCACTGGTCCGCAGGGTGAGACTGGCCCTCGTGGCGAGCAGGGGCCGCAAGGCATTCAGGGTGATCGTGGTCCACAGGGCGAGCAGGGCCCGAAAGGAGACACCGGCGACACTGGACCACAGGGGCCACAGGGCCCAGTCGGCCCGGCAGGTGCAGACGGCAAAGATGCCCCACAAATTGATGACACCACCGTGACCGACTCTGCCCCGTGGAGCAGCAAGCACATCGTGGATATGCTCTGTCCGCCGCTGGAAGAGACCGGCAACCCTGTCGTTTGCTACCCTGTGTCAGGATATCCGCTGGGCTGTAAGGTGAGCTGGGAGCCGACGCAGGAAGGTACAGGCGACCCTAGCCCGGAGAATGTGCGGCCCATCAAGGGCAGGGATAGTGTGACGGTGACAAGGTGCGGGGAGAATCTGCTAAATCCGTCGCTGTTTCAAAATAATAAATATCAGAATTTCAATACAACAGCCAATTATTATGAGATATCAAATTCAAGTGGTTATTGGATATCAGGCATTCAACCGTGCTCACCGAATACAACCTATCGCTTTAATAAAAACATAGAAGTCGGTTGCTTTTATGATGAAAAAAAGAATGTAATCGGTACTGCCGGATTTGATTTTACGTTTAAAACGCCAGCGAAATGCGCGTATTACTGTGTCAATTTTTCATCGGGGTCAACGCCCTATGGCACGCCAGTCATTGCAACAGCGAGTAAATCCACCGCCCCCACCACCTACGCACCCTACATCGGCCAAACCGCCACCTTGACCCTGCCTGAAACCATCTACGGCGGCACGGTGGACGCAGTGACGGGAGAGGGACTGGGGATGCAGAAGTTGTTGACGCTGGATGGAACGGAACCATGGAATGCCGTTGGGTCCGGTGATACTCTTTATTTTCAGTGCACATCAATTTCCATTGGAACAAGAGCGCTGTCCAGGGACGATTATTGCACAACGTTCCCTATTGCATCGGTTTCAGGTTCGAATACGGTACAAGGAGTAAACGGGTGGAAAACATCCCTATATCTGCGTTGGTCTACATTTGCAGACGTTGCCGCTTTGAAATCCTACCTCGCCGCCCAGTACGCCGCCGGAACCCCTGTGCAAGTCTGCTACAAGCTGGAAACGCCCACCCCTTTCACCGCAACCGGCGCACAGCCCCTCCCAGCTCTGAGCGGCGTGAACACAGTCTTGACCGATGCGGACAGCGTGACGGTGACCGGCAGAGCAGACCCTATCAAACGCATCACTGACCTTGAGGATGCTGTGGCATCAATGACAACGACATAAGGAGGACTGACTATGGCTATCAAAAGCAGATCTCGCCATGACCTGACGCTGCGCAGTATCAAGCGGGAAATTGCAGCAGGACGCGATGTTGCGTTCTGGCTGGACAAGGCATACACCCATCTGGACAGTGGTCTGCTGACAGAGGACGACATTGCAGAGGTTGAGACACTGGCACAGGCGTACTACGACGCTCTGGATGCGAAGGACAAGGCGAACGCTGATGAAATCGCGCAGTAAGGAGGATATCATGGCAAGCATTACATACGAACATCCCGGTGGCGTCACCGAGATGTACGCCGCACACGAACGTTTTCTTGGCCTCACGAAAACATACCACCTCGGCAATGCCAACAAACTGGTGACATTTTGTCACCGGTTTGGCGCGCTTGTCGATATGGTGCGCAACGCCGGACAGCTGCCGCAGCCCTTCTGGCTCGGTGCTGCCTGTGGCGGCGGCTCGTGTAGTGCTGCCCACTGCACTGCAAGGACTTGACCGACAGCAGATGACCGCCGCCATCAAAAACGCACCGCTTGGGAGGGTAGACCGTAAGATAGCCTTACTGCGGTATGTGGAGCGGCTCCCGCTGCCGGACATTGCAGCACAGACACATTACAGCCGGACGGCAATAAGCTACCGGCTGAGGAACATTGACAGAACGTTGGATATGTGATATACTATTTGTACCGTCCGAAGTAGAGTACACACACTTCGGAGAAATGTGTACAGAGAGCCAGCGGAAGAACGTTTACCCGCTGGCTTTTCTTTTTGCACGATTTGTGGTATAATAATCTCAACAAATCCTCCCAGCCTCTCGAAGAAGCGCATTAGGGTGGATATTTGCAAGCCAGCCTCGTGCTTTATCGGGGAATGAAAAAAGCGGTTGCCAGATAGGCGCCGACCAGTCTCCCGCCCGCCTACTTGCAGTGCGTACCATGCGGGAGACGCTTTTATATAATATTATGGCAAATAAAATATATCGCTTTTTATCTCGTGTCTTGTTTGCTCTGATTATTTTTGGGGCGACATCAAGCGTTCTAAAAACCGTCCTTCCGTTTTGGCATAGCTCGGTTTTGGTCGTGGCATTATCCGTGTATGCGTCTTTGCATTATGTGCCATACGATTTATGATTTGAAAGGCTACGGCCTTTGTAGAAAGCGGCATTGCCTACGGGCAGTTCCGCTCTTGATTTTTTGCCTTATTTGCACTAGTTTTGTCGAAACTCTTGCCGCGCAAACTAAAACGTGATATTTTATTCTTGCTTCCAAAGTGAAACCCTTAACAGTTAAGCGCTCATGCGGATTTTTCCGTGTGGGCGCTTTTCTTTTTTTGTCCTTCGCTGTACCTTCGTTGTCCTTCACTTTTTGTCGATGCGGTACACTTAGAGCACAAGGAGGGATGTATTATGAGCTATTATCCGGCACCCGGAACGCCCTACGTTCCGCAGCAGCCTGTCAATCCTTACGGCAGCATGGGCACGGTAGGCCTTGCCACTTCCCTGCCAAACACGCAGATGCAACAGGCACAGCCGCAGCGTCCGCAGCCGATGAATGGGCAGCAGCCTGTTCAGCAGTCGGCACAAGATGGCGGCTGGTTGCTTGGCAGACCTGTGTCCAGCAGGGAAGAATTTCTGGCGATACCGTCTGACCTGTACGGCAGACCGACCTACTGCCCAGACTTGCGCAGCGGTGTGATCTACTGTAAGCGGCTCAACCCGGACACCTGTGAATCCTATGTACAGGAGTTCTACAGCCCGGAAGCATGGCGGCAGATGCAGGCACAACAGGCACAGCAAACCGCTGCACCGACACAGCAGTATGTGCCTATTGAGCAGTACAATGCCCTCGTGCACCGGCTGGATGAACTGGAAAAGTGGCAGAAGAGCTTTTCGAAGCCCACTGCCGCAGCGAAGAAAGGAGAATAAGCGATGCCCTCTCCGATTGATATGATTACTCACAGCCCTATCATGCAGCTGGCAAATCTGGCTCGTGCCGGGCAAAACCCGATGGGGCTTATCCAGCAGTTGAGCGGGCAGAATGCACCCATCATGCAGGGGCTGAACCTGATTCAGGGTAAAAACGAAACACAGCTCCGAACGATGGCGCAGAACCTCGCCAAAGAGCGTGGCATCGACCTGAACCAGCTGGCAAGCGTCCTGAATTTGACGCTTCCGAAGTGAGGAGGCTTTACAATGGATGATTTTGAAAACAACCATTCCGAAAAAGATTTTGACATCAACAATCTGTGCGGCAATGACAAAATATGGGTTCCTTTAATGCTTGGCTTCATTTTCGGCGCTGCCAGCAAAAATTGGGATGACCAAAAAGACAAAAAAGACAACCCTCCAAGCTGACTTAACAATCCTAAAATAAGCATCCCTCTAAGCGAAACGCTTCTCAGTTTTGCGGACTTGACAAAAACCGCATTTGTTTGGCTTCGCCCATCGCATACGGCGGTGGGATAGCATAACGCAAAACCGAAAGGAGTTTTGTTATGGACGATTTTGCAACTGGCTATCTGGCTGGGCAGGACGGCGGCAATAACAACGGCGGATTCTTCGGCAACGAAGGTCTGTGGGCTGTTATTATCCTTGCCATCATCTTCGGCTGGGGTACGAACGGCTATGGCCGGAACGGCGGCGACAACGGCATGAACAGCTACATCCCCTATCTGGTCGGCACTGGTGCAACCGGTCAGGGCGGTAACGACACTCGCGCGGCTCTGTCTGAGGGCTTCTACCAGCAGGACACATCCCGCTCTCTGGCAGGCATCCAAAGCGGTATCTGCTCTCTGGGCTATGACCAGCTGGCGCAGATCAATGGCATCAACGCCAACATTGCGAACGGCTTTGCTGGTGTGAACAGTGCTATCTGTCAGCTTGGCTATCAGAACGCACAGCTCGTGAACGGCTTGGAGCGCAGCGTGTCCAACGGCGACAATGCCATCAGCCTTGCCATCATGCAGGAGGGCAACGCACGGCAGGCTGGTCAGACCGCACTTGCCACGCAGCTGGCGTCTTGCTGCTGCGAGAACAAACAGCTTATCGGCGACCTGAAGTACACCATCGCAACGGAGGACTGCGCTACCCGTCAGGCTATCGCAGACAACGCTCGCGCCATCGTTGACAACTGCAACGCCAACTTCCGCAGCATGATGGACTACTTCACGCAGGATAAGATTGCCACTCTGACCGCTGAGAACCAGAACTTGAAGTTCGCCGCTTCTCAGGATCGTCAGAATGCGCTTCTGACCACCGTGATGTCTCAGCAGACCGATACCATCCTGAACCGGGTCAATCCTCGTCCGATTCCCGCTTATCAGGTGGCAAACCCCAACGTGGGCGTGAACTGCTGCGGCTGCTGCTAATCCAAACACTCCCCGATAACACCGGGTGAACCATCGGGGCAGGGGTAAGACACCTCTGCCCCTGATTTTTTAGGAGGAAAACATTATGGCTTGCAAAACAAGCTGCAAACTCTGCCCGCATCTGGTGCTGAGCCAGTCCGTTACGTTTGACAATGATACGCTGACCATTAACATTCCTGCTGGCGCATACCAGAACGGAGAGAAGTATTGCATCGTGGTTGCCCAGAGCATCCCGGACACGGCCACCATCAACGCCCCTGTGGTCATTACCATTGGCGCAGGAACTACGGCATACCCTCTGACCGACTGCAACTGCGCTCAGGCAACCGCCGAGAGCATCCACACTCGCACCCGCTACGCTACCCGCGTTGCAACGTCTGCGACCGGCACCGGCACGTTCAAATATCTTGGCTGCTTCTGCCGTTCCCACGCTGGTGCGCCCGCGTCCATTTCTTGAGGAGGTATAGATTATGGGCAAGACTAATTTTCGCCGCATGATGATGCTCCGTGACCACGACAAAAACCGTGAGCCGGAACGTGACCGCCTTGAGGAAGAGCGTGACCGCAGGGAGCGTGAGATGGAACGCCGTCTGCGTAAGCTGGAAGGCGGCAACGACCGCTATCCCTACTATCCGCAGGAGGAGAACCGCTACATCGACCCCTATCCTATCCCCCGCTACCCTGACGTAGAGTATGGGCGCAAGATGCCGCAAATCGGCTTCTCGCAGAACGGAGACTGGGACAAGCGGTCTGGACAGTACGAACGTGGCGGCGCAGACAGCCGCTCCATCAAGATGCCGCGCCAGCACCTCACCCACGATGAAGCAGAGGAATGGTGTGACAGCATGGTGAACGCTGACGGCACGAAAGGCTGTCACTGGACGCTGGAACAGACGCAGGACGTTGCGAAACAGCGCAATATCACCTGTGACCCAAACGATTTCTGGGCGGTCATGAACATGATGTACTCGGATTATTGTCAGGTCGCAAAGCGTCAGTCCGTTGACACTCCGGGCTTCTACGCTGACATGGCAAAGGCGTTCCTTGAGGACGCGGATGCCGCAGACGGCAAGGCATATCTCTACTGGGATTGCATTGCTGATAAGTAAAACAGAAGAGGGGATTTGTCCAAAATTGGACAGACCCCCTCTTTATTTACTATCAGCGCTGAAAATTCAGCCGCCAATTCAGCCTAAGTCAATCTGGTCTTTCGATGCCGCAACGGACAGGTTATAGATGTACTCACCTGCCGTGAATCCATGCTTGCGGGCTTCTCTCGTAACGAACGTCCGCTCGCTGTCGCTCATAAGGATTGTGATTCGCTTGCTACGTTTGCCGTCACCCTTTTGCCCCTGATGGGAAGTGTAAGGCTGAATCTCCATCGTGCGCTTTGCATCACTGACGGACAGGTTGGTAAGCGCAATCATAATCTGCTGGTTCTGCTGAACGATGGCTTGCAGGACTTCCGTGTTCTTCATCAACACTTGCAAGATTGCATCGCCCTGCGTGTCGGGCTTGTTCTCCTGCGGGGCAAGGCTGTAATAGCCATCCTTTCGGAGAGACGGAAGAACGTCATCAAAAACCCAACTTTCAAATTTTTCTGCACTAGGGAGTCTGCTACCAACGATAAGTCTATAAACATCGCCCTCTGGAATGAATTTCACTTCCTGTTCGCCACCTTTTGTAAGGACTCGGCGTTTCACCGACCCCTTGCAGTGCTGCGTAATAGCATCTGCGGGGCGAACGTACCCAAGAGCCTTTGCCACGTCAGAAGCACAGAAAAGAATCTTTCCATCTTCTTCAATCGTGCGAAGCTGGCCAAAGGTCTTGTTCTTGAAAACGTGAAGTGCGTTACATCTCTTGTTATCCATCATATCCTCCATATTCAACTGTTTGGCATCTTCCATGCCGGCTTCATACGCCTTGTAAGTGATTCGAGATAACGCTTCCGCAATCTCGTAATCATCCTTATTGAGCGGACGACCATTGCTGTTTTTCTTGAAGTTTTCAAGAATTTCTTCTTTCGTTGCTGGAATGTTCATTAGCCTTACCACAAAATCTTGCTTGTAATGCAACTATGAAGATGATATAATGGATTTATCACCCATAATCGCATGGAGTGTAATCCCTTAAACTGTCTGCTACTGCCAAGTTACGAACAGTTTAGGGGATTTTTTATTTTTGATGTTCAAGCCATTGCTGGACAGCTTCACGAACAGCTTCTCCCTTAGAAATGCCGTTTTTTTCGCAATAATCCGAAAGCTGTTTGTCCGTGTTCACGTCTAGACGGACGCTTGTGCGAACACTGTTAGGGTTTTCCAGCTTTGGTCTTCCCATTTTTGCACTCATGCGTTCACCTCCACTTTTGAGCGCATATTAAGTATACTATTTGTGTGCTTAAAAGCCAATACCTAATACCGGAAGATATAGTTTGCAGGTATATCGTGTTTCACGACATACCTCAATCTTCCAAGAAATCCTCCAATTCAATCTTCCCCTCTGCCGCTGCAACCGCCAAAGCGTAAACGAACTGTCCAATCGTCATACCGTGCCGTCTAGCTTCACGGTTGATGTACTTGCGCTCTTCCTCGCTCATAAGGATGGTAATGCGTTTGGAGCGCTTTCCATCTCCACTTGCAATCCCCTGATGCGATTCCGGCATCGGGATTTTTTTCTTTGTCAAGCCAGCTTCGGCAAGTGCGCTGGGAACATCGCCTTGTTCGATAAGACGTTGAACTTCCTTCGCTTGTTTCAGCTTCTTCGGCTTACTTTCGCTTACTACGGCATTGTTCGGCTGTGTTTTGCCGTCTTTGGCTTGCTTCGGCTTAATACTGCTTAACTGTGCTTCATTAGGCTGTGTATGGCTGTCTGTGGCATCACTGGGCTTAATCGGTACTTGTTCGGCTTCGTTCGGCTTTGCTTGGCTTACTTCTTCTTCCTTTGGCTCACTTCGGCTTAATGTCTGTTCCGAAAAAATAGGCTGGAAATCAAACCCGCCAAGCAAGCCTGAGGATTTTTTGCTGGTTGATTTCATTTCACATTCTCCATCCGTGCGCCACAGTTCGGGCAATATCTCATTTGTGCAACTTCTGTTTCATATCCGCAAATAGAACATTTGTAAGATATAATCAAGTTTTTTGTTCTAACCCACTTTGAGTGCCGGGTTTCTGGCATCATTTTGACGGCTTTAATCACGGTTCTTATTGCTTCTATCGCTTCTTCTTGATCCATTCTGTCATACTCGCAAATAAACAAATCAAGCCTTTCTAGCAGTGCTTCTTTATCAATCATTCTCATTGTTGTCACCCTCCACAATCATCTTCGCCAAAGCCTTGAAATCCTCTGCGCTGGTACTCTTTGCCGTGTCGCCACTAAACAGGCTGTGGCGCTCTGCCTGTGCCTTACGAACGCCCATAGACGGTCTAATCTTCACATCCAGCAGGGTTGTTCCCATGCTCTGTGCAATCACAGGAAGCTGCTCCACAACCTCTTTGGACAAGTTCTCACGGCTCTTGTACTGGTTCAGAAGCAGACCTTCAATCTTCAAAGTCGGATTGAAATATCTGCGAACATCGCCGATGGTCTGCGAAAGCTGGCTCAAACCAGCCAGTGCGTATCGGTCTGCTGTGATGGGCACAATGATGCTGTTGGCGGCGATCAGTGCGTTCACAAGCGCAAGACCAAGCTGCGGGGGAGTGTCCAGCACAATGTAATCGTACTGCTCAGACACGCTTTCAAGAGCTTCTCGCAGCCGGAAGTTCTTGCCCATGTCCCGGACAAGCTGCTCGTCAATGTCCTTCAATGCGTTATCGGACGGCAGAATGTCGCCAGCTTCACAGTGCTGGATTCCTTCCTCTACTGTTCCCTGCCGGGTCATCACATCGAACAGGGTGCATACATCCTCTGTCTGCGCACCATAGGTGTCCGTTGCGTTGCACTGGGCATCGCAGTCCACCAGCAACACTTTCTTGCCAAGCAACTGCAACGCACCAGCCAGACAGGTGCTTGTGGTAGTCTTTCCCGTGCCGCCCTTCTGGTTGGCGACAGCTATGATTTTTGCCATTTTATCACTCTTTCTTTATTCTTTCACTGGTTCTGGCATCGGCATCCAATGGGTGAATTTCTGATATTTTGTCCTCCACCAACATTTCCCATTCCATTGAGCCGTAATCGTATGCGTTCCACAGAAATAAGGCCCATTAGAAACGCAAGACACAAGATACGTTCCCGGTTCTTCTGGTAGCCTGTCTTTCACACTAATCCATTCCATTCTTTCTCCTTTTTGCATCGTCTGCTCAATGTGCTGCATCTGACTACTTCAAGAAGCTATCATCGAACGTAGCATAATCGTCAAGGTCTGCTTCTTTCAAAATTGAATACATATAAGCGCCGGGGTCTTTTTCAATCTTATCAAGCCGTTCGCTGACAAGAACCCTGTATGCGTTCTCAATGATGTTCACGACAGCTTCTTTTTTCTTGTTAGGCTTGATGTTCGGATACTTCTCCGGCAATCTCTTTGCCACCAGCTTTGCGGTCAAGATGCACTGGCTTTTAGACATCTCCGGCGCAATAGATGCCCAATCCACATCCTCGTATGCGCCGCTGCGGGGCTTTCTGGCAGGTCGTTGGCTCTTTGGAACATCTTTTAGCTCTACGCTTTCAACCTCGTTAGCTTCCACGTCTATGACTGGCTCATTAGACTTGAAAGCTACATTGAACTTCACGGCAACCGCATTGCGGCCTCTCATGACCTTGTCATATTCAACGCACAGGTCTGATACTTCGTTTATTTCATCTACCGCAATATCAATGACACGCCGCCTAAGATGCTTGAACTCTTGATAGCTAGGTTCTCTTGCGCCAAGCTGTTCCCTTAATCTATCCAACGTAATTTCGGGCTGGCTCACGCCACGTCCGATGAACTCTCGGAGAATTGAATACAGCAAAATGCTATACTGCGATTTCATATTCGCTGTGTAGCGTAAACGGTACTTGACATATCCACGCTCTGCAATGTCGAAGAAAACAGGTTGCAGAAGCGGGTTACAACATAACGACACAGTAATATTCATCAAGCTAGGTTCAAAGTTTACAGTTGCTCTACTGAACAGGGGATACAAGTCAAACGAGCCTGAACCGTCACCTCTAGGAACTTCAACGGAGTTGTCAATGAAATGCTTGACCTGTGCTTTCAAATTCCTAGAGTTGATTTTCAACCCCAAAAACTCGCAATACTCTTGTAACGTAAACTGAACCGTTGAAGTTTCAGGGTCTCTCGGATTGATACGGCTAAGATAAACTTCAAGTAACCGTAGTTCTCCTGCTGTATAATCAGTGAACTTTGCCCAAACAAGCTGTCTGCTTTTTTCAACCAAGTTCCCGCCTTTAATATCAGACAATCTTATCACGCCTCCTCTCGTATAAGAGTATATCACAGATAGGTGTACAAATCAATAGCAAGTGTACACCTATTTCCACTTTTTGTACACCTAACTGTCCACATTTCGTACACCTGTTTCCACAATCTGTACACCTATATCCATTTTTTGTACACCTCTTTACATTATATAAAACAAGACTATTAACAAGATTATAAAATAACTTCTACTAATAGCAGAAGAAGAAGAAAATTTTCCACAAAATCTTTTCTTTCTTTCTTAAAAAGTGGAAAACACAAAGCAAATATCGCTAAATAAACAGATGTTCAACATCCGAAAGGTTGAAACGCTTAACGGTTAGGTTTGCCTAACGTGTACAAAAAGTGGATGAAAAACTTTTAATTCAATGCTATGGGGGACGGATTGACAAGCCAACCAATCACAGGCAATAGATTGACGATAATTCGTTATTTATTCAGAGCGAATGTTGTTGATTTCTGGTCTATGGGGGACGGAATGACAAGGTAGATTTGCCAGATAGGTGTACAAAAAGTGGATGAACGTGGACAAAATGTTCTTCAAAAACTGCGATAATTCGACAATCATCCAGTTATATTATTTGGATTCACGGTATAGGAATCGTTGGACTTCATAGCAGCGTCTGTTCCGGCGTCCTGCGCCTGATAGAGAATCTCCATCTTTGGGGCGGTTCCGTTCGGGTCTGGGTCCGTTCCGGTGGCCTGCGCTATCTCATAGCTACCAGACACCATCCGGCAAACAGCGACCCTGTCCTTTAACGGCGTGTGGAGGTTTGCCAGAATCTCCGTCAGCACGCCGATGTGGTCTGAGCCGTGATCTCCGTACCGAATGTATAACAGGGCATCTATCTCATAGGATGAGCACTCCATCATAGCATCTATGAGAATCCGCCGTTTCTCCAAATCGGAAAGGTCATCTTCCAGATGCTCCAGTAGCCCTGGGTGAATGCAAGCGTCCATGTATCGAGCCACCGATACGCCGCAGCAGGTGAACCAGCGCATAGCCATCGGAAGGGAAATGGCTGCCAGACCTTGCTCCCAATTGGCTATCGTGCCACGATTCACGCCCATCCGTGCTGCCAATTTCTGCTGGCTCAAGCCGGAACGCATTCGAGCTATCTCCAATGCTTTGGCTGTTCTTACTAAATATTCATCCATAAATCCTCACCCCTTCAACAAAATTCTTCAAACCTGTTGGATTCGACAAGCCAAAAAATGGAAAAAGCTGCTATGGAGAACCAACAGCAGCCTGTGTTATAACTGTACCATCGAAAAAACAATCAAAACAGGAGGTAACAATATGATTATCATTGACGGAATGCCCGCATCTGAACCGAACGAAAACAAAACGCCAAAACCGTGGGAGGGTTAGTGTATGAACCAGATTGACACCATGCTCATTCCCTATGCCCGTCAGACCGCCTTAAAGCTGGTCTACAACCTCTCGAACAACGATGCCGATAAGTCTGCTTATGAAGAAGCAAAAAACGTTCTTGAACGCGCCATAGCCGCCTTAGACGATGGGCGAGACCCGGCAGACAGCATCGAACGCATTGACGGAAAGCTCGTAGAGCTGTGATTGGAGGAAAGATGGACTTTACAAACGGATTCTATAAAACAGAAAACCCTGTTGCTCTTGAAGAAGTGAAAACCTTCCTTCAGTCAATGGAACGGCGTGGAGCAACCGTGAAGGACTTAGACGATGCTATTGTGCAGCTAAACAATGTTTCGCACAGCATCAGTACAAACGCTCTCGTCAAAGCAGATGTGCTGGACGATTTACCGAATAACCCCTTTCGTTCCATGCTCAACGGAATATTACAAAGCAAATGGTAACTTAAACTTAATGTGGCTCTTAATCATTGTCATTGCAATTTTTGGCTTCCCTGATGTGAAGTAATGGATGCGAAGAAAACGTTCAATTTTTACGAAGTTGTTAAAATAGTATTGACTACACAACTGAAAGATGTATAATCATATCAAATGAACGTCCGTACTTACCAATCGGGAGGATATGCCACAATGAGTGAACAAGAGAGAGCCAAGATTGACCGATTTATTGCATGGCTGCTGGAACATCCTGAGAAGATTCCGGCAACGGAACAAGCCTTAGATCTAGAATAACAGAAAACCCCTTGCGCAGAGCTATACCAGCCCGGCACAAGGGGTTCTTTTATTTTACCGGGCATGAACGTTACATCTTCTCGATCAGGTTCATCAGAGCTTCACGCTGTTCCTTCGGCATAGATTCAAGTTTTCTTCTAATCCGCTCCACTGCTGCATCAACTTCACTTTGCGGCTGCTGGGGCGGGTTTTCTTTTTGGTTGCCAGTAAGAAGGTAGTCAACCGTAACATCGAAATACTGTGCTAGCTTAACGGCATTTTGATTGGTCGGCTTTGCATCGTTTCCTGCACCTGCTTCGGTTCTCCAATAGCTATAAGCAGATTTCGGAACGCCAGCTTCAGTCAAAGCACGAGACGGCTTTACTCCCTTTTGCTCACATAGCCTTACGAAATTGTCAAAGAACACAAAACATACCTCCAGTGTTTGTACAAGATGACAAAGTTCTACCACTTGAACAAAAACACTTGAAAAGTTCTGCTACTTGTGCTTTAATAAGGCTACCGGGTTCAATTGGTAGAACAAATTAAAGACTTTGAACAAATAGAAGAACGTTCGATAATGTTTTTGCTTGACACCATAATATTATCATATTCTTTCAAAAAGTTCAAGTACTAGAACAAGAAAGGAGAAAAAATTTGCTTCCTAAGTGGACAGGCGATGTTGTTGGAACGCTTCACGTTAACAGCATCGAAATCAGAGAGCTTGCTGCAAAAATGGGATGCGCTCCGGAATACTTGGGAAAAATCCTGAACGGTAAGCGTGAGCCTAAAAATGCGGAAGCTAAGGTGAAAGAAGCTCTGGAAGAGCTGTTGAAGGAAAGAGAGGGGGAATGAGTGGTATGGAACAGATCATCACCTTGAAAGTAGACCTTGAATACCCGGAAGAAGCGCACCACGCGATTGACGAGGCGGTCAAGGCTTACGAAGAAAACAAGCTCAAGTGGACGGAAGCGGAAGTCTTGGAAGCACAGAACTCAGCAATGCGCATTATGAGCCGACTGTGCTTGGACGGATATAGCATCATCTGGTGCGAGATTGAAAGCTACGGGCTTCATTCGATTAGCGTGTTGATTGAATTGGGAGAGAGCGAAAGGACGAGTTGCACTTGCTCTATCAGCCAATCCAAGTGGAACATTTGGATTGCCAAGTGCGTCTGCCTGTGCCGGGCTACCGGCAGGGATGTGCCTGCGTTCATCACCAAAAAGGCTGGTGAGTGCTGGTGATGAAATTTCGTAAAGCGCAAAGCCACAAGCGTAGACTAAAGCTTGCAATGGCCGCTGGCGTGTCCAGAAACGATGCAAACAAGGTGCTGTGGATGGAGAAGTCTATCAACCAGTGCTTTGAACGGCATAACAGAGAAGCCAGACTGAAAGAGGAGAAGCAACGTGGAAGAAAAGTACTGTGAGCGTTGCGGCCTGTATCTTGGCGCGGTCAGATCGGCAAGAAAGTACTGCTCAGAATGCAAGCGCAAGGTTGACAAAGAACGTGACAGGGAGCGCAAGAAGGCGGCACAAGAAAAAAAGAAGCCGGAAAAGACGTTTCCATCCATCGGAGAAGTGCAAGCCCTTGCGGACAAGCTGGGAAAGCATTACGGCGAGGTGTCGCAGATGCTCGCAACAGGGAAGCTGACCTATGAACGGTAAGTATTACGGAAAGCGGGAAATTCGCTGGCACAGCCGGGAGAAAGACCGGCTGGAACGCATCCAACGTAAGCGAAGGATGGCAAACGATGAAGAAAGCAATAAGCAACTTCAACAAAAGCAGTCCGTGGCAGAAACGCTGGAAAGAGCGTGAACCTTTAAGACTGAAGCATATCGAGAAAGAAAGAGTGAACAAAAATGAAAAAAATCAAAGTAAGAATCACATTCATCGAAGCAGTTCTCGGCACTTGGCCTAGCAACCAGAACATCGCGCGAGAGTTCATCGCCAGCAAGTCCCCTGATGCAAACACCATCGAGGATGAGGTGGCAGCTCTGGGCGCTGATGCCGTAGCAGACAAGGGCATGACCGTGTTCCCTCGCAATGAGAACGGCGAACCCATCCTGTATGACTATCAGATCAAGGGCTTCTTCAAGGATTCTTGCGGTATGCTGGGGCGTATCGGTGGCAAGACCGAAATCGGCAAGAAGAAAGCCGTCAACGAATCCGGCAAGCTGACGGCCTACAAGAAGGTCATTGATGGTCTGATTTTCGTTCATCCCCGCATGATTCCCATTCATGTGAACGGTGAGATTACCGAGTGCCAGCGCCCTCTTCGCGCCCAGACTGCACAGGGCGAGCGTGTAAGCCTTGCCAACAGCGAGCAGATTCCCGCTGGCTCGACCTGCGAGTTCGAGGTCATGCTGCTGGACGATTCTCACGAGAAGGTCGTGCTCGAGTGGCTGGACTACGGCGCTCTGCGTGGTATCGGCCAGTGGAGAAACAGTGGCAAAGGTCGCTATACCTACGAAATCCTCAATTAACCGCTATGGCAGGGTAAGGCTGTGTTGCACTCAGTGTGGAACGGCAACGGCATAGTGACGATTGGCTCAGAAATGCTAAGGCAACGCTTGGAGACGAAGCGACTTGAGCGGCAACGGCGATGCGCTGATTTGACTAGATTTGCAAAGGCATGGCGGAGCAAGGCTCAGACGAGCAATGGAATGGCAAGGAAAAGCTGGGAAGAGCAAAGGCTATGGATGCAAGGCGTAGCTTTGATAAGCAAAGGCAAGGCGGAGCGCGGAAACGAAATGAGTTGCTATGGCTATGAAAGGCAAAACTAGGTAGTGCAGAGCGACGGCAAAGGATAGAAACGATAGGCTAAGGCATTGAGTAGCTAGGAGCAGAACAGCAAAGGCAAGGCGATTCACCGAAAAGCAACGGCAAAGCATGGCATAGCCGTGATTTGCAATGGCGAAAAATGAAAGGAGACAAGATGAAAGCATTTATTGAAGTTGCCCTGATGTGGGGCATAGCACTGGCAGTGGTTTTGGCGGTATTTCTGCTGAACTTCTGGATGGTGCATCACATCGGTATTCTGGTAGGTGCATCAGCTGCCCGTGGAATCATCACGGCATCTGTGGCAATGGCTACGGCATGGATACTGAGTTTTGGAGGTAATAAGAGTGAAAAGCCTGAAAGCTAATGTCCTTTGTACGCTTGGAATCGCGTTAGCAATCTTTTCGGTAGGATGTGGCGATGCAATTCAGAAAAGCCAAAACGTGGTAGCAATATTTGGATACGTTTTCCTTTCGTGTAGCTTCCTTGCCGTAGCACTCGTCTTGTGTGCCATTGGTGTCAGCTCTGAAAATGAACGCATTGAACAGGAAAATCGCAAAGTAAAACGCATTCCTCACCACACCAACGAGTGGAGGAATGTACGATGAAATGCCCGATGTGCGGGAGCGAAAACATCACAACCGTAGACAGCCGACCTGACCATGACAGTATTGTTCGCCGCAAAAAGTGCCTTACCTGTAACCACCGGTGGTCTACCATAGAAATTGACAAAGACCAGTGGTACAGCGCACTGCAAATTAAAGAGGAACGTAAAAGAGGGAGACCAAAAGATGATTAACCTTGACAGATTCGGAGGAATAAACGAGCCGGAGGATGGCGTGTATTTCCTAACCCGTGAGCAGGAAGCAGAAGCCAAAGAAGCTGACCGTCTGGCTGAGATTGAGGATTTGCAGTCTGAAATCGAGGACAGGGAAGCAGAGCTGAAAGACCTCCGTGCACAGTTGGCAGAACTGATGGCTGGCTGATTTTGTACAGCTAAGTTAAGCCAAAGTAAGAACAATGAAGCCTAATGAAGCCGAAGAAAGGAAAGAAAAATGGCAGTATTAGTAATGGTCTACGGTCACTCCGGCAGCGGTAAGTCCGCTTCGCTTCGGAACTTTGACCCTGAACAGGTTGCGGTTATCAACGTGCTTGGAAAGCCGCTGCCGTTCCGTAGCAACATGAAAACCTATATCACCAGCGACTACGGCAAGATTGATGCCGCAATCCACAGCACCAAGCGCAAGTCCATCGTCATTGACGATGCCACTTATCTTATGACAGGAGAGTTCATGCGGAGCGCAAAGGTCGCTGGATACCAGAAGTTTACCGACATGGCAGCCAACTTTAACGCCTTGCTGATGCGGGCAAAGGAACTGCCGGATGATGTGGTTGTCTACTTTTTCGGGCACAGCGAATGCGGAGAAAACGGTGGAGAAAAATTCAAGACGGTAGGAAAGATGCTGGACGAAAAAGTTTGCATCGAAGGGTACTTCACCATCGTTCTGAAAACCGTTGTGCAGGATGGGCGATACCTGTTTAGCACTCGTAACGATGGGATGGACACCGTGAAAACCCCTCTTGGGATGTTCAACGATGCGCTGATCGAGAACGACCTCGCCGCCGTAGACAAGACAATCCGTGAGTATTACAACATCCCGGTTCAGCCGGATAACAAAGGAGAGTAACAGATGAAGAACATCAACTGGAATGACGTACAGGAAGCCACCGAACGCCGTGACCTGCCTGTTGGCGGCTATGTTGCCGGTATCTGCAAGGCAACGGACGAACCCGCAAAGGAGCGTCTGAACATCGAGTGGGAGGTCGCAGAGGGCGAGTTCAAGGGCTACTGGCGTGAGCAGACCGCTTCCCTCATTGAGCGTGGTAAGCTGAATCCGGGCGAATGGGCATGGGGCGGCAAGACAATCAAGAGCTATAAGGAAAAGGCGCTGCCCTTCTTCAAGGGCTTTATCACAGCTGTGGAGCAGTCCAATCCCGGCTACAAGTTCAACAACGATGAAAAGACCCTGCGTGGCAAGCTGGTCGGCGTGGTTCTCCGTGAGGAAGAGTACATGGGCAACGATGGGAACATCAAGACAAAGCTGGTCGTTGATCGCTTTACCAGCGTGGACAAGATTCGTTCTGGCGATTATGAGGTCAGACCGAAGAAAACGCTGTCTGGTGCGTCTGGCTCCGGCTACTCGCAGGGCGGGAACGATGACTTCTCGGTGATTGAAGAGGACGGAAGCCTTCCCTTCTGACCTGTAATCCGTGACCACCTACCTTATATAAGAGCTGTGCTATCTGGCTGGACGGGCGTTTGGAAAGATGAAAGTTTTAGTTGCCTGTGAGGAATCGCAGGAAGTCTGCAAAGCATTCCGGGCGAAAGGCCACGAAGCCTATTCCTGCGACCTGATTGAGCCGTCTGGCGGGCATCCAGAATGGCATATTCTCGGTGACTGCCTAAAGGCTATTGAGGGGGGGCAGGTCGTGACCATGGACGGAATCGCGCATAATGTGCCCCGCTGGGATATGATTATCGCATTTGTCCCCTGCACAAAGACTAGCAACGCGGGAGCAAGACACTTGTACAAGGGAGGAAAGCTCAATCTTTCCCGGTATTATGAGGGATTGTGCGGAAAGGCACTTTTTCTTGCCGTGTGGGCGGCAGATTGCGAAAAAGTGGTGATTGAGAATCCTACCCCCAGCAAGATTTTTGATTATCCAAAGCCTACGCAGGCAATCCAGCCCTACGAGTACGGACATCCATACAGCAAGAAAACGCTACTGTGGGAGCGCGGTGTGCCGCCGCTACACCCGACAAACATCGTAGAACCTACCGCGACATGGTGCCCGTCTGGCTCTTATTCTCATAAACATGGAGAGCAGCATAAAGGGATGTTTACAACTGACCGGGCTAAAAACCGAGCAAAAACTTTCGCTGGCGTGGCGGCTGCCATGTCAGAACAATGGGGTTGATAGAATGATTACCTGTTGTCTCAACTGCCCATCACGTCACCAAGCCTGCCACGACACCTGCGAGAAGTATAAGGCAGAGAAGAAAGACTTCGAGGAACGCAAGGCTTTCGTGTATGAGCTGAACCACAGCCAGAGCGTGTACCACCGTGATTATGAGGACAAACACCGGGAAAAAGGAAAGAAGCGGTTTCTCGGAAGTGAATTTAGAGGTGAACGAGGATGAATAAAAGAAAGTATAAGCCGGGAGGTTACATCATTTCACTTGATGATTTGATGAAGCAGGAGTTTGTTTACTGCGCTGGAAAGCTTGTTCACAAAGGCTGGTTTGGTAGCTGGCAACTGCGATATGCAAATAGCGAACTTGCTAAACTGCGTATCAGAGAAGCTAAAAAAATCGAGGACAACGAATGAACACCGGCAAGCAGTTTGAAGCAGACTTCAAGGCATCCGTCCCATCCGATGCGTGGTGCTACCGCCTGAAAGACAGTGCCGCCACCTACTACGGCGGTAACGAGAACCTGTCCTTTTCCATCGACAACATTTGCGACTTCCTTGTGTACCGACACCCGATGAACCACCTGTTTGAACTGAAAACCATCGAAACACCCTCTATCCCTCTGGAAAAGGTGTTCGGCAAGTACGACAAGGCAAAGTGCAAATACCGCAAGGAAAAGCACATCACTGACATGGTGGATGCGATGGGGTACGGCGGTCAGACCGCTCATGTGATAGTCAATTACAGGGCGGTCAACCGCACCTTTGCAATCCCTGCCAGCAAGGTTCTGGCGTTCCGTTACAACGAGAGCCGGAAGAGCATCCCTTGGCAGTGGGCAGAGCAAGAGGGGATAGAGGTCAAAGCAAAAAGGCTGCGTGTCCATTGGCGGTATGACGTGGACGGGCTGCTAAAGAGATTGGAGAAAGAGAATGAGGTTCGATGATGTTGAGGTTGAGATTTGCGACCGATGCGGCGAGTGCTTTTCGTGGCACGGCGAAGCGAACGGAATCCGAAAAGTGAAAATCAAAGAACGTGGTTATGAATGTTCGCCAGACAGGTCGTTCATTCTTTGCCCCTCTTGCATGGAAAAGCTGAACGACTGGCTGAAAGGAGAACAGAAGTGAGCAAAAAAGTTTCAGACATCCTGCCCAAGACGGAAATCTTGGCGCAGTTGGCAGAAGAAGCATCCGAACTGGCACAGGCTGCATTGAAGCTGCGCCGGGCACTGGACGGTACGAACCCGACACGAAGAGTGTTGAGGAATGTTTAGAAAATATACAAGAAGAAATGGCGGATGTTTTTGTCTGCCTAACCATGTTTGGCAAGTCCGCCGAAAGAGACGGAATCTTGATTTATAACAGGTACATGGAAAAGGTTATCAAAATCGAAGATGAAAAAGAAGCCCGCTGGCTCCATCGCCTTCAGGACAAGGAGCAGTCAGATGAATAAGCGCAGAAATCTCCCATCGTCTGGCAAACAGGTGATGTCAGCCAACCTCCGCAAAATCGCACGACAGAACCAGTTGTATGGCTTTCGCATGGCTCTGGATGGCATCGCCGCCACATGGGGCGCACTGATTCAGAACCTTCGGTGCGATGCAGACCTGACCGATGAACAGGTGCAGAAAATCATCCGCATCGGTGACAGGTATTGGGAGATGGTCGGCAAGTTCAAAGAAGAGGACATGACCCCTGACGAGTTTGCGGATTACATCACCGCAAAGTCGGAACAAGTCGAAAAAGAGCTGAGAGAAAGGTGGAGCTGATGGATAAGGAACAACTTGCTATCGCACGGTTGCAGGACGCTGCAAGGCTATCCGAGCATCGGTACAAGAAACCGCTCATGGTCACATACTCTGGCGGTAAGGATTCACAGGTGCTTGTGGCTCTGGCTGAACGTGCAGGAATCAACTTTGAGGTGGTCAACAGTCACACCACCGCAGATGCGCCGGAGACGGTCTATTTCATTCATGAGCAGTTCAAGGCGATGGGAGAACGGGGAATCAAATGCTCCATCGTCATGCCACGATACAAGGACAAGCCTGTGTCCATGTGGACGCTGATTCCGCAAAAGCTGATGCCGCCTACAAGACTTGTACGGTATTGCTGTGCCGTTCTCAAAGAAAATACTGGCCGCGATAGATTTATCGCTACCGGCGTTCGCTGGGCCGAATCAACAAACAGAAAGAAAAACCGTGGAACGATGGAGTTTAGCCATCGTGACAAGGAAAAGCGCATCATCCTTATGGGCGACAATGACGAAAAGCGGCAACTGTTCGAGACCTGCAACCTTAAGGGCAAGATGACTGTCAATCCGATTGTAGACTGGTCTGACGATGATGTGTGGGACTACATGCACAGCGAACACTTGCCGATCAATTCACTGTATTGCGAAGGGCAGAAGCGTGTTGGCTGCATCGGCTGTCCTATGGCTGGTAGGGGGGGCAGACAGCGTGAGTTTATGCGCTGGCCTGCCTACGAAAAAATGTACATTTCAGCGTTTGAGCGAATGCTTGATACCAGAAAAGCAAAAGGCTTGCCGTGTGACTGGCAGACCGGCATGGACGCGTTCCGCTGGTGGATGGAAGATGACAACATCAGCGGTCAGTTGAGCATGGAAGATTTGATGGAGGATAACAATGTTTGAATTTGCAACTCGCTGGCTGGTCTGCCTAGTCCTGCTGGCGGTGGTAGTTCAGTCCGAACGGACAATCAAAGGCATGGTAGACAACCTGTTTGAAGAACGTCAGGCAATGCTTGTATGGCTGTTCGTCAACGTGTGTCTGGCCGCTTGTACGGCTGTTGTGATGGGGTGGAAATGATGGACAACGAACTTTACTGCCCGATGAAGATGGCCAGCAATCCGCTTGGTCGGTGCGTATGCGAAAAAGAAAAGTGCGCTTGGTGGCGGCAGTTGGACAACTGTTGTTCCGTCTGGTGGATTGCACGGAAGCTGGACAGCATCGAAACGAAGATGAAGAGGTGAGAACGTGAACGAATGGATTAGTGTTGAAGATAGACTTCCTGACGTTCCGAAGGACGATTACATGAGCGATTATGTTCTCACTTACGATAAAAAGGCTGGAATTTGGGTTGCATTTTTTTGTTCTAGCGGCTATTGGTGCGAAGCAAGGGAATGTGTGTCTTTTGAAAATGTCACCCATTGGATGCCGCTTCCTGAACCGCCAAAGGAGGTCTGATACATGGCAACACCCCCGAAGCGTGGTCGTGGCAGACCGCCGCTGACCGAAGCTGAAAAGAAAAAGCGTGAGAAGCGGGCGCAAAAGGCGAAAGAAGAAGCCGCTGCGAAGCGTGAGAAAGAGCGAGAGAAGAAGAAACAACAGATGCTTAACAAGCGGAAATCTATCCGCTCACAGGTGAGTAAAAAGGTGAAAGAACAACAGGAGCTAGCGATCACGAGGTCTAAGATGCTGAATACGGGCGATTTGCAGTCGAGAATCGGTGATGAAGAGGACAAGAAGGTCATCGGAATGATTGCAGCCAAGTATTTTGGCGACCTTCCGAGCGTGGACATGAACAGCCCGATTGAAGTACAGCAACGCCTTGACTTCTTCTTTGACGCTTGCATCGAAGCCAGAATCTCCCCTGTGGTGGAATGGATTGCACTGGTGCTTGGCATCGAATGGGTAAGTCTGAAGCAGATTATGGCGGGCAAGCGCCGTGACGACAGCTTGCAGCAGAAGTACATCTTAAAGCTGATTCTGCAAATGCAGTCTATGTGGGCGTACAACGGTATGTACGGTCAGGAGAACCCGGCAGAGTGGATTTTCCGAGCAAAGAACTACTTTGGTATGCGTGACAACGTGGAAGTCACTGTTGCACCGCCTGAACAGCCGTTGGGCGATGCTCAGAGCGCAGAACAGTTGGCTCAGAAATACCAGACGGCTTTGCCGAAAGGGATTGACGTGGAGTACAGAGAGGTGAAAGAGGAATGAACGGATTTCTTTTTACGAAAGACGGAAAACTTATATGCAAACTCACCGAAATATCATTTGAGCCCTACAAAGACAAACGAATAATCAAAGTCCGATGTACGGTTTGTGGACGTATCAAAAGAATCCAAAAATGGAAGTTCGATTTTGCGGAAGGTTCGTCAAAATACAAATGGCTTAAGTGCAACTGTTATGGCGATTACGCGACGGAGCATGTAATAGTGAAATGAGCAGCAAAGCGTTACGGCAGATGTATAAAGAACATCACATCTGCATCCATTGCGGTCAGAACGATGCAATGCCGGGCAGAGTATCGTGTGCGGAGTGTTTGGCAAAAGACCTCGAAAGGCACACGCAAGCATACGAAAACCTTTCAGGCGAAACAAAAGCTGCGTATCTGCAAAAACGCAATAAGCGTCAACGTGAAAAGCGCAAAAGGCTGGCTGCGAAAGGAATTTGCACCATTTGCCTGAAACGTCCGATGTCAAAAGGCTATCGCTCTTGCATCGAATGCCGAACAAAGGATGCTCAAAAGAGAGCGAGAAACAGCAAGGAATACAGAAGGACATCTGGAACTTGCGCCTATTGCGATGAACCGCCAATTCCCGGCAAGCGTTGCTGTCCGAAGCACTATGCAAGCCGCATTGTTGGCATCACAAAATGTAGGCAGTCAGAGGGCTTTAGGCTATCACAAATCGAACAGAAAAAGCGCATAAACGTCTTTTGGAGAGAAATGGAATGGGAAAGAAATCAAAGAATGAAACAACCACAATGGATACACCCCTGACCCCGTTGATTGACTTCTCCGACCCCTGCTTACGCACGTTCCTGCCTGTCCTCTTGCAAGACCACACGACAGGAAAGAACATCATCTGGGCGACAGACCCACCGCCTGAACTCGGCGTTGGCTTTGCGGATGAAATCACGATGGAGCAATTGGACAAGGTTCAACTTGTTCCTCGTGTGCAGAAACGGCATGCAGACCAAAAGAAGCGCACCAGCAAGAAAGCAGAGGTGTTTACGCCGACATGGGTCTGCAAGAAGATGGCAGACGTTGCAGAAAACGACCTGAAGGGCGAGGATTGGAAGGAATACATAAACAAGACCTGCCTTGAAGTCACCTGCGGAGAAGCACCGTTCCTGACAAGCAGATACGACACCACCACAGGGCAGATAATTGCTGTGCCAGACAGAATCGGTCTGCTGGATAGGAAGCTAAATGTTCTGGCAGAGCAGTTCCATGACTACGATATGTGGATGTGCTGGGCAATCAATGCCTACGCATCGACATACGGCTATGAGTGGCAGGGAGACAATCTCTTGCTGGCACGGTGCAATCTGTTCCTGACGCTGGTTGAAAATTTTAGGTATCGGTTTGATGCAAAACGTCTTGAAATCGGCTGTATGCCTATGTTTCTTGACTGCATCGCAGATATCATCTCATGGAACGTCTGGCAGATGGACGGGCTTAAAAAGACCGTGCCGGGGACAGATATTCCGTGCAAAATCAAAGACTGGAAAGCTGACAAAGAAATCCTGTTTAAGGATGTTGGGGAGAATGAATGAAATGAAAACAAACGGACAACTTTTCAAATGCGACAGATGCGGAATGACGCATTTCGTAAAACTTTTGAAAACTGGCGATATGGACGGCGGATTTAGCCACTGGGAAAAATTCGAAGAGGCAGCCGGATGGGGAAATGTTGACGGAATGCTTGTTTGCCCTTACTGCTACAACCAATATAAGTATTTGCTCCGTCAGTATAAATCACAAAAAATCACACATTTTTCTTTTGAGTGTTGCGGAAATTGCAATGAATGTCAGAAAGAAAATTGCGTAAACAGGTTGGATGGGAAGGACGACTAATGCTTGCTAATATCTACGAAACCGCAAAAGACGTGTCGTTCTGCGTTGCTGTATGTGCTGGTATGTTCTTTGTTGCTATCTTTTTCTTAAAACTTACGTTTGATATGATTTCCAAAGTATACTATTTATACCGCACCATTGGAAGAATGTGGAAAGAGTTTCTGGAATACAGGCGTTGTCGTGGAGATTTTGACACATATCTGCGTGACCGTGAAAGTAAGAGGAAGTTTTGGGACGAATATTACAAGAAAAAATATCAAGATGAAGCAATAAAATGCACTGGCGATTGTTCTGATTACCCGAAATCAAATTGATTGGGCAGGGTTTGAGGTGACAACTAATGCAAACTGACAGAGGAATCTACCACAAGCGAGTATGCGACCGCTGCGGAGCAGTTCTAGGCGGCAGAATGATGAACCCTGACGAATACTTCAAGGACTGGGCTTGGCGCAGGGACACAGGCGACCTGTGCCCGGAGTGCTATGCAGAGTATAAGCGAGTGATCGGACGGTTCAACAGGGGAAAGAGAGGGCAGAGAAGATGAAGAAGTGCGCTCTTTACAGGTGCAAGCAGTGCTTTGCAACCGTGACGGACGAAGGCGATGTCAGAATCGATAAAGACATCGTTGATTGGATGTTTGAAAACGAAATGGAAGAAAGCAAAATTGGGTTTATCGCAAAATTCAAAATAAGCGATAAAGTTCTCATTCATCGTTGCGACAATAACACTGTTGGTTTATGCGAGTTTATCGGATGGAAGGAGATAGAGGAATGAACTTCTACTGCACCACCGAACACTGCTCTTGTATGGGCATCAAGCAGTTCTCCGCTGGCAAGGCTATTCGATGCACAGCAGAATCCTGCAAGAACAAATCTGAGCCGTCCTGTGGCTCTTGCAAATGGTACGCAGAGCCAGAGGGCGTGTGCGTGAACGACCAGTCAGAACACGTTGCAGACTTCGTGTGGGACGAACGTGGATGCAAGGAATGGGAGAAGAAAGATGACAGCAGGAGAGAAAATCAGGAAGCGTAGGATTGAACTGCACGTCAAGCAGAAAGACCTTGCGAACAGAATCGGCGTGACAGCCGCTTTCATATCGGCTATTGAGTGCGGAAAGCGCAAATGCAAAGAGAAATGGCTTTTCAGAATTGCAACCGTACTTGATTGCACCATATATGATTTGCAAGATGACGAGCCTAAAGGCTTGATTGACCCCGCTAATGATGATTTCGGAGCGGTCTGCAACTGCGCTGTCCGCTACTGCTTGGGAAGACGGTCATATATGCCTAGCCTTGTATGCAGATACATCATCTCGCTTCTGCCAGAGCTGACCGACAAGACGCTTGATTGCTTTGAGCGTGACATTGCAGAACGCAAGCGGACAGGCTTTGACTTTGGCGATTCCTGCGACTATGAGACGTGGGATGCGTTTTACAAGGCGGTTTGCAAGGAGATTGAAGGGAGAAAAGAACAATGAAGAAAGCAATTTTATCTGTAGCATTGGCGGCATCTATCGCATTGTGCGGATGCACAGAAGCATCTCGTGTGAATCACAATATTTCGCAGCAGGCAAAGAATTTCAACGTCACTCGTAGATTGTCTGTTGTTAATGCAAGAACTGATACGCCGATGCTTGAAATAATCGGGAACATGGACATTTCCAATAACGGCAACAATGAACTTGTGGTGACTATTGAATTGCCCGATGGCACATACAAAAAGCATTACGTCTATCTTAACGAGTACACAATGTACATTGTGGAAGATTTGAGCGGTTCTGACGTGGACAAGTATCATTACGAAATCAACATCTTGCCGCAGCAGTTACAAAACTTCGTTCTCACCTACAATCCGTAAGCGGGGTATCGGATAATGGCTAACACACTTTGGCATCCAGCAAGCGAACCGCCACGAGAGCGAGCGCAGCCTTTGTTGCTTGCAACCAAGACAACATGGCGTGATATAGATGGAAAAATGTTGCAAGGAATCTCGCCGACAGCATACTTTCTAGGCTGTTACGCAGACGGTCAGTTCTGGGATGAGATAGGCGAGAGACTGCCGAAAGATGTAACGGTGACGCATTGGATGGCGTTTCCGATGGTGTAGGAGGACAATATGAGTGAAAGCAAAGTGATTTGGCACTCCATTGAAAAAGAAGGGCTTCCACCTGACGATTGCGATGCGGTGCTTGTTTCTATGCAAACCCTTATTGGAGACAAACCAGAAGTATTTGAGGCGGTTTGGAATGGACGATGCTGGACTGATACCTATGAAGGCTACTACAATTTCGAGAAAAGCGAGTTTGGCGAAAAGTACGCACAAGTGACGCACTGGGCGTATATGCCAGAACCACCAAAGGAGGATTAAAATGGATGGGTTTGAAGCGTTAACAGAAGCGATGAACCAATGTGCTGCATCAGCTGAACATTTTGCAAATGCTGTCAGACAGTCCGAAACGCAGTGCGGTTACATCAAGCAGAAGCACAATCGACCTGTATACCGTAAAAGCGCAAAGCTACATGAAGGTTTCAAACGAATTGTGAGAACGAGAGAAGGATTTAGAAAGTGAAAAAACTTAAATTTCCTGAAGATTTCTTTTCGTACGACAACCCAGACTGTCCCGACAAGGACATTGAAAAAGCCGTGAACAGGATGAAGAACTGGATGAAGGGCGAGACCTACAAGAGCAACCCTTGGTTCTTTATGGCTGCTGGTAACTATCTGATTGTCGGTCTGATTTCTGAGGATGGGCAGAAAACAATCTACGTTGCACGGCAGTATTATGAGATAGTCAACATTCCGGGCGAAGGTTGGCTACGTGAACTTGACGCTGAGTGCCCGTTTTGAGGAGGGTTAAAGATGGAAGAACTTAAGAGATGCCCGTTCTGCGGCAAGAACGCAGTTTACATTGGCGTGTGCGATGATGAAGGCAACTTTCATGGTCGTTTGGGATGCGAGTACGAACAAGACCCGTGGAGCGGGCTTTCTTATGACTTGCATCACGAAGGATGGGGAAAATGTATCCTTTGCACGGATGGAGACAATCAAAGCATGGGTGGCGCACTGTTTGACACGGCAGAGGATGCTATCGAAGCATGGAACAAACGCTACAAAGAGGACTGAGTATGGACAAAAAACGAGACAGCTTTACATTCCAACGATACTACTTTGAAGCCATCTCCACACTCAAAAGTAAAGAGAAGTTGGAACTCTACGATGCAATCTGTGCATACGTTTTTGAAGAAAAAGACGCAACTTTGAACTCAAAAAAAGCAGAATCTTGTTTTATTTTGATTAAACATCTGCTCGATGAAGAATGGAAAAGAAGCGATATTGCGTCAAAAGGATGGCATACACGAAAGTCGGTTCATCCTCATGTCATAAATGAGATGAAGGTCAGCTCATCTATGAGCTCAAGGTCAGATGACAATGAACCTATCGTATCAACTGACAGTCAGACGAACGTCAAGGCCTTACCGGAGAGTGCAGTCAAGAAGAAACCTGACATCTTCTCCGACTTTGCTCATGGCGATAAAGCCCTGCTGGAATCACTGCGAGAGTTCGCACAGATGCGTACAAGAATCAAGAAGCCTATGACAGACCGGGCAAAACAGATGCTCTGCAACAAACTGGAAAAGTTTGATCGGCACGACTGGAAAGCCATTCTCGACCAGAGCATCTATGCTGGGTGGCAAGACATTTACGCATTGAAACAGGATGACCAGTACGATCAAAGTACGGAGATGGAGTTTCCTAGACTATGACAATGGACGTTCAAACGGTATTTATCGGGGCGCTGATGCTCTGCAAGCCGGGCGTTGTGGATGAAATTATACCAGACCTTGAACTTGACTTGTTTAGACCTGAACTGAGAGACGCTTTTGCGGCTGTTCAGGGCTATTGGACGGCTAGGGGCAAGATAGATATAGTCGAGATAAACACGCAGCATCCAGACGTAGCGCAGACGCTTTTAGCGTGTGTGCAGACCTGCGAATCGGAGTGCGTGCGCATTGACAGAGAGCAGATGCAACGTTGGGCACAGCTTATCAGAGAACAAGCTGCACTCACTCGTGTGCAAGGTCTGGCATTTCAGATGACCAGCGAGCTTACCGACTATTCTGATTTATCAGACATCTATCAGCAGATGGGCGAGGCAATGAGCCTGAAAGCTGAGGAAGAAGATGCGTGGACATATGAGGATGTGCTGAACGACTATGTGCTTCACATGGACGAGAAGCCTGTGTATATCAAGACAGGCCTAGAGCGTCTGGATGAAGCGCTGCACATCTCACCGGGTGATTTCATCATCATCGGCGGCAGACCGTCTGCGGGCAAGACAGCCCTGTCCTTGCAAATAGCAGCAAGCATGGCAAAGCAAAACTACACCGTGTACTATTTCAGTCTAGAAACCAGCAAACGCAAATTGGGCGCACGTCTGATAGCTAATCAAATATACTGCCCTCTGGACACGGTGAAAAATAAGGCGGTCAGCTTGAATGAGATTGACGGACAGGCAAAGAACATGAAGATGCCCTTATATATCCGCTCCGCTGCAGGAAAAAACGTGGCATGGATGAAGGCTCAGGCTCTCCGTAAAAAGGCTCAAGTCATCTTCGTAGACTATCTTCAACTCATCCACGAAACAGGCGCAAAGGACAGATATGCCGCCATTACAGCCATATCCATTGCCTTACATGAACTGGCGCAGACCACAGGCATTGTCGTGGTAGCTCTGGCACAGCTTAATCGAAACCCATCCAAGCCCGGAGCAACGCCTACCAACTCTGACTTGCGAGAGAGCGGACAGATTGAACAGGACGCTGATGCGATCATCCTTCTGTCCGGTGATAACCCCGACAAGTATCTATTCCGGCTAAGCAAGAACAAGGAAGGTGAGATAGGCGACCTTCCCATCACGTTTAACAAGCAGATTCAACGGTTCCAAGAGTACACTTGGATGGATTGAAAGGAGAGCCACATGGATGCATTGGAGAAGTTTATAAACAACGTGCACGCAGGAAATGGAAGATACGGTCTGTGTGATGCTTGCCTGAACCGTCAAGGAAACTACTGCTTGTTTCACAATTTGTATCGGCGAGACGAGAATGGAAAGCATACCGTAACGGCTCAAAAACTCGAAAGGGTAGAATACTGCAACTCTTTTAACTATGCTGGATGGCTGTTATAAGCCTACAATCGCTTCTGTGCTCAAATCAGCCCAGTAGAATAGGCAAGAAAAACAGATAACAGGGTCTAGGCGATAAAGTTACCGTCTAAACCCCATAAATATTTTTCGTTAATGAAATAACGGACGCAAAAGGGCTGCCAGCGATGGTAGCTCTTTTCGCTTTTTCGCAAACTCCACGAGAAAGCCTGTTTTAAGGCGTTTTGGATGCTAGGCGATAACTTTATCGGCTTCATTACAAAAACGCGCCACAGACGCTCGTAGACGGCTCTCCGCTGATGCTGATGGTATATCTTGAACTAGACCACACAATTAGACTGATGCAAGAGCGTGGAGAACGGCTTTTCAGGGTCAGACGTGAAAGTTATCGGGTCAATCAGAAAAATGCGTCAGACAGGCTCCTACACGCCTTTCCAGCGATGATAACAGCCGGATGAGCGGATGCTAACGACTATTTGTCCAATCGTAGGGCTGATTGAGACGAAAAAACGCTTCAACTATCACTTTCAGGGATGGCTTTCAAATTTTTGTCCCCTTTCCCCCTTGTTTCCTCTTCCCCCCCTTTTGTCCCCCTCTTTCCCCTACAACCCCTATTACCCCCTATAATCCCCCTAACATCTTCCGTGCTCCCCCTTTCCCTCCCCGTGTGTTTAGCGCGTCCGCGGGCGTTATATGCGCGAGCGCGCGCGTTGACGGAGCCGGGTGTGCTACGATAGTTCAAAAGTGAATAAATAACAGTTATGCGAAATTGCGAGCTGGGTCTTTCCCCCTACAACCCTCTATCTCCAAAGCTACACCGTTAGCTAGCAGAGCAGACCGTAGGCGAGAACTGGCGTGAGGTTCTGGCTAGTGGATGGTCTGCGACTATTTCACACATGGAAAATTGACTTCATTTTGTAGTCGGTTGAATATGTAGAAATGTTGCATAGCTGTATAAGTAGTTGATTGCAAATTGAAAGCAACTGACCAGCAGGAGCAGTTTGCTTTATTGGTTAAAAATATTGAGGTATTTGGCTTGCGACTATTCCCAGTGGAATACTATGGATTGAACGAAATGTCATAGTGTGTTGATAGGAATTAAATCGGACGCGGGCAGACCGAATCGGATGATACGACTATTACAGCGAAATAATAGTTAAAAATATTGAGTAATTATCTGCGACTATTATAATAAGTACGATTGTTAAAGATTTTGAGGTAATGCGATGGAGATTAAAATTGACAGGTGTCTTGACAGCTATTGATTTTTGGGGTGTCGGATGATTTAGCGACTATCGCACCTCTCTTTTCCTAAAAGGCGAACGACTATTTCCCACAAAAAACACACGACTATTTGACGAAGATTCGAAAGGAAACGCTACGACTATTACTCTACGACTATCAGTGGGCTGATCATTACTATACAATATATAGGACTTTCAAAAGCTAGTCATCTGACGACTTTATGACTATTCCACGACTATTTTATTGGAGAAACTACGACTATTGGTTACGACTATTCCAGAAGCTGTTACGACTATTTCAGCCGGAACGTTACGACTATTGCTGACCTCTATTGGCTATCGGGCGACAGCCCGAAAAGAGTTGCGGCGAAAGCCGCCAATGGTTCCGCGCCGCTCCGCCGCGCTCTTGCTACTGGACTGCTCCGCCGGGCTTGCTTGGTCTGCGATGCGCTGCACCGTCTGGCGTGGATCCGTAACGGTGGCGCACCCCTGCACCCTTATATACATTATTATAATAGGCGGTCTGCGCTGAGCTGTACAGCGTCCGGCGTGGCGCTGGTCTTTGGTATGCGCTGGAGGTGCTGCAATACTGTGATATGCTCCAGCGTGGCGCAGGTGGTATTATAGCCGCTTATGTAGATCTGGTATTGTAGGCAGTAAATAGGGGCAAATCTCAGGAAAAGACCCTGTAAAGCCCTGTGCGCTGTTTTGCGGCGTTAGTGGTATAACTTGCATGGACGAAATAAAGGCCGCTACAAACGCTTGTATGGGGCTGTATTGTGGCAGGGCAAAATAAAAGCCCTGCACCCTCAACAGATGCAAGGCAAAAGAAAAGCCCGGCCATTGCTGACCGGGTGATGATTTTATTAGTGCCATTCAATCAATCGCTTTGTGCGTTTCAATCCTGCTAACGTGTAATCTCCGCTGACGTTATCCCATACACGGGAGCGGGTGTTATAGGCGTACGGATAAAGCGTTGTTTGGTTTGGGCTGTTCCAATTTACTGCATGGTGCACTTTTCCGGTTTCATCATCAACGTAAATGCTTAAGCCGTTGATTTCGTGTTCAGTGTAAGTTTTCATGGTAATGCCTTTCTTTCTGGGCTTTGCCCTTTTTTTCAGTATATCATACTGCAAGCCCCAAAAACAGGACTTGCCAGAAATATTTTGCCATTTTGGGCAATGGGGCGGGGTTGCTTTACGGTGCAGCCCCGCTAAAGTATCCGATTGGTATTACTTCGAAGCCTTAAACAGCGCCGAGAAAAACCAAAAGAAGAACAGGACACAAGAAAATATCACTTTTTACACCCCCCTTATACCACGCTAAACCGTTTGTAAACGGTCTTTTTGCTACACTCGGCGTAAATATCCGGGTGCGCGGCCTGTAATAGCTTGCTATCGAGCCGGACGCTCTGCACATCCTTATACATTACCTTGCAAGCGCCTGCGACAACCTCCGGCGCTCCCTGCATCATGGCAATAATTTCATCTCGCAGGCTGTCCCGCATCTGTTCCGCCTGTTCTGCCAGCCGCTTATATTCGCGGTATTCGTTGCACTTTTGCTCTAAGTCTGTCATTTTTTAGCCCTCCCTCAGCTGTTTAAAATAGCGATCATTACCAACGCGCCGGAGATCATGCCGCCCACATACCAGAGGGCGGCCCACTGGGTAAAGTCAAGAGTGATCATGCGTTGCACACCTCCCGAACAAATTCCATTTGCAAGTTGTGCAGGTGCTCCGCCAGCTCTTCAGCGTTCCACAAATCCCGGCGCATCTCCCGCGCCCGCTTTTCGTAGCGGCTGACCGTCTCGCGGTCGGGCTTGACGTTCCCAAAGGGGCGGTATCCGGTGCAGATTGCAACGCCTGAGGTGATCGGGTAAATATCTGCGTTCCATCCATACACGCCAGCAGTGTAGGCTGCGGGGTCGTCCATGCACAGCATATTCTGCGCATCGCAATAGCTTACTTGGATAATGGTCAGATACTGGGATTTGATATCCCGCATGGTTCTTTTTGCTTTCATGGTTTATACCTCCGTGTATCCGTCTGCAATGGCCTGAGCCTTGAGCGTGTCCATGTCCCGCTTTGCCACAACAGGCACGTCCTTAGACACCCAACCATCAGGGACGCGGGAAAAGGTCTTTGCGTTGGTATCAATGCACAGATAGTGCGCTGTGCCGTATGCGGTGTTCTTGGTTCTGAATTCTAGTTTCATGGTTTTTGTCCTCCTGTTTTGTGGTGGCGTAAATAAGTTTGTTTACTGTCTATATTGTAAACAATTTTATTTCTTTTGTCAAGTGGTTTACACATAAAAAATAAATATTTTTGTTTACAATAATTTTGTCCGTTTGGGCGTGCTCTATCGGACACGCTGCCCGCCATCCAGCATCCTGCACAGTCCTGATTTACCCGGTGCGGCCTGTCGTGTGCCATCGTTCCGGGTGCGCTGGGGCTGGGGTCTCCACCGGCGGGGTATACAGCCGCCGACCAGCCCCGCCCGGTCAGTCTTTCGACCACCGAAAAAATAAAAAAGGCTCAAAAATAACCCCCACCCCTATTGCCAATCTTAAAAATTTCCCGCAAAAATAAAAAGACCCCTACAAAGGGTCTGTGTTCTGTGCTATACTTGCCTTAGAAGCCTTGAAAGGGAGGAATCTACAATGGCTAAAAGTAAAATGACAACGTGCAAGCACTGTGGTGCAGAGATTGCCGCAAGTGCAAAGGTCTGCCCTCAGTGTGGCGGTAAGAATAAACCGCCCATCTACAAACGCTGGTGGTTCATCGCTATTATCGTACTGATTGTTCTGTCTGCCATTGGCGGCTCTGGTAGCAGCTCTGACAGCTCTGCAAGCAGCAGTAAAGCAACATCTAAGGCAAGTGAATCGACCGCTTCTTCCGTTGCATCTGTTGTGCCTGAAATCAGCGAGGATGATTACAAGGCAGAGTGCCAGAATGCGGACTATAAGGAGCTGTGCCGTTATCCTGAAAAGTATGAAGGAACTAAGATTGTAGTCAAGGTAAAGGTCTCGCAGATTATTGACGCAAACTTCTCCGGCAGCGAAAAAGCATGGAGAACCTACACGGACAACAGCGGATACGGATTCTATGCTGATGACGAGTATTATATGTTGGATAAGCGTGGTGGCGATGCCGTGAAGATTCTGGACGATGATATTATCAACGTCTACGGTGAGTTCACCGGGCTTGAAAAAATCACCAGAGCGTTGACCAGCACCACTGATGAACTTCCTCGTATTGAAGTCAAGTACGCAGACCTCGTAGAGGAATAATCGCATAACATAAAAAGCCAGCGGCTAGATGTTCTCTAACCACTGGCTTTTCTTGTAAAATGTTTACTTCACAATTTCATAGTGATAAGGATGGTACTCAACATTTGGCAAGGGCATCCAATACTTCACATCATGCATGATGCACTTGTTGTCCCGGAGCAGAACCGGCTCGATCTCGCCGTTTTCGTCCGGTTCAAAGGAAAGCTGACCGCTATCGACAACCTTTCCGTCACAAGCGATAACAGGCTCGTGGACGCACTCGCCGTAGTCAACGGTGCGCCAGAGTTTTAGCATGGTCTCGAAAGCGTAGTTGAGGTATTCCCCCATATCCTGAATCTTATCTGCGGTAAGCATAGTTGTTCTCCTTTCACATGGGCATCTGGGTCTGGCCGTTCGTGACCTGAACCAACATAACAGAGTTTGCGCACGGTCTCCACTTCTTGATGTACTCGACAGCTTCATCGAACCGCTTCTTTGGCACGTTGTTTCGACTGTTCACGTTGAACCAGTCCTGAATGTCCCGGTTGCATTCCATAAACAGCTTCTGAGAGACGCTGCGGCTCTTGTAGGCCGGGCTGTCCATACCGCCAAGAGCGTTGATGACCACCGTGTTCACGACACGCTTCAACACACGCTGCTGGTTGTAGTCGATGGTCATAGTGTTCTCAAGAGCAGAAATGCGCTGCTCTTGCTTCACGGTACGCTGGTCAATCACAAGGATTGCTTGCAGTTCCTTAGAAAGCCCTGCGAACTGGTTGGCTGCCGCGTTCTTCTCAAGGTCGATCAGCTTCTGGCGAATCTCCATGCCCTCTGGCGTCCGCTGAATCATTGCAATGTGCTTTGCCATGTCCAGAGTGATAATATGGTCGGTTCTGGGCTTTCCAGCAAGCCCATCAGACCTATTGCTCAAAAATGAGCCATAGTCTTTTCCGTCAACAAAACCATACTCGCACATACGAGGAAACCAGTCTTTGTATGCGGTCTTGATTTTGAGCCGCTCGTGCAGTTCCCGACCAAGCACAACCTTTTCACCGGTGTCGGTGTCGTACACAGGGATAACATCTTCGGAGAAGATTCGGATGGTTTCAAGATTATTATTCATAGAAATTTAGCCTTTCTATCTTGCGAGAATAGGCCATCTCTGGTATAATAACCCAAAGAGGGTCTATACTCTCTGAGTGTTTCATAAGACGTTCGCTGTGGTCGCCAAACTTTAGCGGGCGTCTTATTCTTTTTCTTCATCGGGCATGGGGTACTTCTCAAGGTAGGCATCGCGGACGGCCTGTGACAGCGATACGCGGCACTTCTTGCAGTGCTCCACCAGCAGTTCATACTGACGATCAGTGAAACCAACGGCTACCTGATGGCGGTATGCTTCGATGTAGGGGCTTCTTGCCATGTTCTTATCTCCTTTCTTTGAGGTGCATTAAGTGTAATCGCAAAATGTAGTAAAGTCAAGCGGAAATAGACCTACGAAACACTACATTTAGTGTTCGTTCATCTTGACAAACCACTTTCTACGTTTTGCACAAAACTTAGCCCTTATTTTTGGCTGCTCCCGCTTCGTACCCTGCCCGGTAGTTCAGTTCGGACAGCTTACCCAGCGCTTCTGCGTACTCCCTGTCCTCGCTGGTCGGCTCTTTGCCGTGTGCGAGCGTTTTCAGAAATTCTTCGGTTGTCGTGGGAAAGTTCATGTTTTTTTGCTCCTTTCTATTGCAGAAGTCGTTTGCTTCTGCTATAATAATTGACAGAAACCGAGACTGCGCCCTTGGTTGCGCAGCTTCTGTTTTGTGTTGGAATAGGTCGTCAGTGCTACTTTGGTCGGTATGCTGACGGCCTATTTTTTATGCCACAAAGGATAAATCTACCATTGCTGGCTGATTCATCGTGTGTTCGGCTGTTTTAGATTATAGACGCTTGGTATATAGTTGTCAACAGCCCAATTTGTATAATTTGTACGTTAAAACACGTTTTAGTGTACATTTTTGATAGTGGTTTTGACACTTTAATGTGTTAGAATTGGGGCGGAAATTTATAGTAAAACTTGATAATACGATAATTATACAAGCTGTAAACTAACACAAAAAAGTGTTGATAAAAAAGTGACCATAATGATAGTAAATAAAATTCCCTATTGACAAACAAAACAAAATTGTTTACAATATAACCAGAAAGGGTGACATGAAATGGGGAAATACAAAAAAGTGACAGAAAAAAAAGAGCCTTTTAATGTTTCAACGAATGGCGTAGAGATAGTTAAAGAACTTATGAAGCAGTATGGCATAACAACAGCTTATATTGCCAATGAAGCTGGCTTCACTTCAAGACAGGCTTTGTATCAGTGCTTTAAGAATGAGAGCTTAAATCTTTCTAGCTTTTATAAACTCTTAAAAGCTATGAATTATCGAATCGTGGTTGAACCCGACATGGGAGATATTGGCGTTGGGGCTTATCGTGTTGAAGGCACTGTAATTGAAAAGGACAGTGATTCTGAATGAACGTAGCGTATGTTCGTGTATCTACTGTCGAACAGAATGAAGCACGACAGGTAGAAGCGTTGAAGCGGCATAACATTGACCGTTGGTTTATCGAGAAAGTCTCTGGCAAGAATATGGATAGACCAGAGTTGCAGAAGATGCTTAAATCAGTTCAGCCGGGCGATACCGTGTTTATCCACGATTTTAGCCGCCTTGCCCGCAGCACGAAAGACTTGCTTGAAATGGTTGAAACGCTGCAAGCTAACGGCGTACACCTTGCCAGTGATAAAGAGAACCTAGATACAGGCACTCCCACAGGTAAACTGATGCTGACGATGATTGCAGCCATCAACGAATTTGAACGACAGAATATGCTCGACCGCCAGAAAGAGGGCATCGAAGTGGCAAAGCAGAAAGGCGTTTATAAAGGCCGCAAGCCCACCGAGTATGACCGCAACCTCTTTGATGTTCTCCATGAACAGGTGGAGAAGCGCATTCTCACGGTCACGGACGCTGCCAAACAGCTTGGCGTGACCCGCCAGACATGGTATCGGATTGCTGAACAGAACAGGTGACATTGTTCGCAACCTAGAATAAAACCGAATGAGAAAGGAGAATACATTGAAAACGATTGACGGAAAATATGCGTCCGCAAAGGTGTTCACTGACAATATTGAAGATAAGGCATCTGAGCAGATTTTAACGCTTTGTAATCAGAGCTTTGTTGACGGATGCAAAATTCGCATTATGCCAGACGTTCATGCTGGTTCCGGGTGCGTAATTGGGTTTACGGCAAACTTGGGCAAAAAAGTCATTCCAAATATTGTAGGTGTGGACATTGGTTGCGGAATGCTTGTCGCTGAGCTTGGAATTGAACACATTGACCCGAAAAAGTTAGATAAAGTAATCAGAGAACGAGTTCCGGCTGGAATGAATGTTCACGAATCGCAGAAAATGTCGGATTCTTTCCTTAGTCAGCTTGACTGCAAAGATAGCCTACATAATGTTGACTGGATTCTTCGCAGCATGGGTACTTTGGGCGGCGGTAATCATTTTATTGAGCTGGACGAAGACGAAGAGGGAAACCAGTATCTTGTTATCCATACTGGAAGCCGAAATCTTGGGAAGCAAGTCGCAGAGTATCATCAAAATGTAGCTATCTCAAATATCAAAGGAAAGAACAAAAGAAAAGAAGCTACGGAACGTGTGATTGCAGAACTGAAAGCGCAGGGTCGTGAACAAGAAATCTCGCAAAAAATTAAAGAATTGGATGTTCAGTTCCCCGATATTCCGAATGAACTGTGCTATCTTGAAGGCAAAGAACGTGATTCCTACCTTAATGATATGCGAATTTGTCAGGCTTTTGCAAGGATGAATAGAGCAAGAATCATGCATACCATTTTAGACGGTGTTGGAATCAATTCCATGCTAACCCATGCGTCTTTCTTTGAAACCGTACACAACTATATTGACGAATCAGATGATATTATCCGAAAAGGTTCTGTCTCCGCTAGAGATGGTGAGAAGTTGATTATTCCTCTTAATATGAGAGACGGAAGCCTTATCTGTGTTGGCAAGGGCAATCCTGATTGGAATTTCTCTGCTCCGCATGGTGCTGGCAGACTATATAGCAGAACAGCGGCTAAAAAAGCATTCAGCGTTGAGGAATATAAAAAGCAGATGAACGGAATTTATACTACGTCAGCCGATGAATCCACGTTGGATGAATGCCCGATGGCATATAAGCCATCGCAGGAAATTATCAACGCAATCTCCCCAACAGTTGATATTGTAAAACACATTAAGCCCATTTACAATTTCAAAGCTGGAGAATAAAACCGAAAGGAAATCAACATGAAACCCGTAAAATTGTCAGATCAGAGCTTGAAACTGATTGAAACATTGTGCGATTACACCGACAAGCCTGATATTCTCAATGCCATCGCAGACGCTTTGTACTACGATGCGGACGAACTGAAACGCAGGCTCAACCAGCTTGCAGAAGAAGTCAAATAAACCGCACATTCTATCCGTTAAAACGAATTTTAGTAAATAATTTTCCAAAAACAGCATTATAAAACCGAATATTTGATTTTTGTGCAGTTGTAGGCACTCTTTACATTTTCAGGTAGGGGGTGCCTATTTTTTTATGCAGCCAAAGCAGTGTATCGCTATCATTGATAGCATCAAAGCGTATGCAAAGCAGAATCCGACCGAAGCGCAGGTCTACGAGGACTGGTTTCAGGCGGTGGTGAACCTGAGGGACGCTTTGTCTCAGGACAAGCGGTTCAATGCCTACAAATACTCTGGTGAGTTGCGTTCCGTCTGCGCATCCATGATGGGCAAGATGAAAACAGGCGAGGACGTGGCGAAGGTCTATGACATTATCGGCCGGACGTACCTGTTTGAAGCAAAGGATGTGTTTGACAGTTATTGCATCTACCTTGAATGGAACCGTGCGCCGGAGAAGAAGTTCTACCAGCCGAGACGCAGGGTGCTTTTGACGCTGGTTCGTGATTTGGAAGATTTGTTTAACCACAAGATAGAGTTCTTGGGGGTTAGCCAACCGCCTCGCACAGGCAAGGCTTTGAGTGATGACACGCCGATTCTAACGAGAAGTGGCTGGAAGAATCACGGCGATTTACAGGTCGGCGATGAAGTTATCAGCCCGAAAGGTCAGTTTGTGAAGGTGCTGGCTGTTTCGCCTAAGTGTCAGCTTGACGTGCGCTGCTATTTTACTGATGGCACTTACATTGATTGCCATGAAAACCACGAATGGCCTATTTATAACCGGCACAAGAACAGATTCGATGTAATCGAGACCAAACAGATGATACCCGATTACCAAACAGGCGTTGAAAACACAAGAAAGCATCGGTATCACTATCAAGCGCTGTTTAAGAATTTTGTCGATGGAGAATACAAAAAACTTCCCGTCCCCCCATACACATTGGGGGCATGGCTTGGCGATGGTTCAAATCAAGATGGCCTTTTATATGAATCAAAACAAGACAGGTGCATAATAGAACGTGTTATAAGCGATGGTTACTCTATAAAATGGCATGATGTTCATAAAACGACAGGCGTTGAGCACTTCCGTTTTGATGGGCTTAGATTTGATTTGCAAAAAGTTGGTATGTGCTATTCGTATCATAGATGCGTCAAACATATTCCAGAAGAATATTTCACTGCTAGCATTTCACAGCGTATGGAGCTATTGGCTGGACTGCTAGACACGGATGGCTCATTAAGAGCAAAAGAACACCGATACGATTTCTCGACAACGGAATTTCGCTTAAAGGACGATTTTATTACATTAGTTTCTACGTTTGGATGGCGTTGCTCTGTTTCCGAGCATGAACCATGTCTTTCTTCTAGTGGCATTCAAGGTAGAAAAGTAGTGTATGTCATTTCCTTTAATCCTACCTGCCCTATCCCTTGCGTTGTTCCTCGCAAGCAGCTAAAGGAGTTCTCCAAACCTCGCCGTGTGGCATTTTGTGGGTTTGAGCGCATCGAGCCGAAGCAGGGCAACTGCATTCAGGTTGAGGGCGGCGTGTACTGCGCTGGTAAGCGGCTGATTCCTACTCATAACAGTACCCTCTGTATATTCTTCATCACATGGCTGATGGGCAACCGTCCTGACGTTGCATCGGTTATGAGCGGACATTCTGACAAGCTGACCAACGGCTTCTACGGCGAAGTGCTGTCCATCATCACCGACCCTGTGACCTACAACTGGGGCAAAATCTTCCCTGACGTTCAGCTTGTGGACAAAAGTGCAAAGGACGAAAGCGTTGACCTGAACCGAAAGAAGCGCTTCCCGACCCTGACCTGTCGCTCTATTGGCGGTACGCTTACTGGTGCTGTTGAAATCGGCGAGGGTGGCGTTCTGTACAGCGATGACTTGATTGAGGACTTGGAGGAAAGTCTGAACGTTGAACGTCTGAATAACAAGTACGATGCCTATCTGAACCAGCTGAAAGACCGCAAAAAGCAAGGCGCATTGGAACTGATGGTCGGTACACGCTGGAACGTGCTTGACCCTCTGGGGCGCATCCAGAACCAGTATGCAGACAACCCGAAGTACCGTTTCCGGGTGATTCCTGCGGTGGACGAGAACGGACATAGCAACTTCAATTATGACTACGGTGTGGGATTTGACGATGCCTACTATGCCGATATGAAAGCCAGCATTGACGATGCAACATGGTGGGCAAAGTACATGGGTAAGCCCTATGTGCGTGAAGGTTTGCTCTTCCCTGCCGATGAACTACGGTATTTCAATGGCGTTTTGCCTGATGGAGAGCCTGATCGCAAGCTTATGGTTATGGATATTGCATGGGGCGGCGGTGACTTCACAGCCTGTCCTATCGCTTATGTGTACGGTGATGCTGTGTTCATTCCTGACCTTGTGTTCAACAACGGCGATAAGACCGTGACTAGACCGGAAGTCGTGGGCAAAATCATCCAGCACAAAATCAACGTGGTGCGTGGCGAAGCCAACAACGGCGGTGATGAATACTGTGACGTGGTAGACAGCCAGCTCCGTCAGCAAGGCTATCACTGCTCTGTCCGTAGCCAACGTGCGCCCAGTGGGCAGAGCAAGCTGTCTAGAATTATCCAGTATGCGCCGGACATTAAACGGTTCTATTTCCTTGACGAAAAGCACCAGTCGAAAGAGTACAAGGCGTTCATGGAACAAGTGACAATGTTCACGCAGCTTGGCAAAGTTCCGCACGATGATGCACCGGATAGTCTGGCACAGCTTGCCGATGAATTGTATAACGGAATCAGTAAAATTGAGCCTGTCAAGAGGCCTTTTTGATTGAAAACACAATATATTGTGTTCGCTGGGTCTATTTATTTGATTTCACCACTTGACAAGGCTTATAATGTACGCAGGAAGATTTGCAGCTTCCTCTAAGGAATAGCCCAGCGCAGCAAGGTTTTGTCATTTTTACTTGCTTGGGCGTCAATAGGCATATTCCTCCTTTCACCGGTGGAGGTTTTCTCACTCTTTCGCCTTCACCGGGCTTTATATGTTGCGTTTCCAATTGTAAGGGGAATGCCAGTCTGTCTCCCCCATGGCTGGCAAGCAACGGTTCGATTCCGTTACGCAGCACAACCAACTACCTAGCTTTGCATGGATTTATTCTCCAAAACCTCCACTGCTATTCCCGGCTCTCGATGTGATGTTTAGGCATGACATTGCAAAGAGCAGCGGTTAACCAATCAAGCCGGGCTTCTATGTTGCATTAGCTCAGTACGGCTAGAGCATCCGGCTCATAACCGGACATACATTGGTTCAAATCCATTATGCAGCACCAAAATTGCAGCTTACCCGTTTTACGTCTGTCTGACAACTGAATGTAAAGGCTGCAATGGTTTTCTTCGGGCGAAGAATAGCACGGCTGGAAGTGCGAATAGTTTCCCAGTAGCTTCTGACAGGTCTGTGCTTAACAGCCTGTTTCCAGAAATCCAACGAAAGGAGCGCTCATGCTAGTTAGAATCTGTTGCCCTTGTATCAGGCAAAACCCAATCTATAAGAACGTCCGCTGCAACCGCTATCTTGGCGAAGTGGATGGACGATATCATTTCAAGTGCGACAGATGCAAGGGTGTTATTGAAGGAGACACAAGGGAAGGATGGGTAAAAATCATCCATCCACCGGAAAAGTAAATAGCTTTTGAAGCGCAGTTTTGGCGCAGTGAGATAGACCTTAATAGGTTTGTCTTGCTGCGCTTTTTTATTTTGCCAGAAAGGAGGAACGCATGGCTGAATATCAGATAGTCGTTGACGGCTTTTTGAATAATCCACTGACCGGACGTAGACCAATTGAAACACCGGAGACGGAAATCAATCGATCGAACGTGCTGAAAGTGGTTATGGGCAAGGCGGAGTCTATTCATCTGCTGAACAAGAACGAGATTCGCTTTCTGCACAACTACTACTTGGGTAGCCAGCCTGTCCTCCATCGCACGAAGGAGTACCACGCTGAAATCACAAATCGCATTGTAGAGAACCACGCAAACGAGTGCGTTGGCTTCTACACCGGCTACATGAGCGGCACTCCCTGCTCTTATGTGCGGTCTGAAACGGCAACTGGTGACGGTGAGGAAATTGCCCGCCTGTCCAATGCCTTGCAGTATGAGGGCAAGGATGCGCTTGATCGGCGGCTTTGGCAGTGGATGTTGGAATGTGGACAGGGATACCGCATTGTTCTCCCTGACAAGGGGTACAACGGCAACTACCCTGACGAAACGCCCCTTCTGGTGGACGTTCCAGACCCGGATATGGCGTATGTGATTTACAACTCCGGTATTGGACACAAGCCCATCGCCAACGTGCTGCACATCCCACGCAATTATCAGAACGACCTGAACGACCTGATTTGCGTATATACGCCAAACCAGTACTTTGAAATCGACAACGGCAAGGTTACGAAATCGGAGAACCATTCTCTCGGAATGCTGCCGATGGTCGAATACAAGCTGAACCCGGAGCGTATGGGTTTGTTTGAACCGGCTATCCCTGTGCTGGATTCCATCAACGACCTTGAAAGCAACCGTCTGGACGGCGTGGCGCAGTTCATCCAGTCCATCATGGTGTTCACCAACTGCCTTGTAGACAAGGATGCTCTCGACCAAGTAAAAGAGCTTGGCGCAATGTGTCTGAAATCCACTTCTGGTCTGCCCGCTTCTGTTTCTCAGATTGCAAACGAGCTTGACCAGCAGCAGAGCCAGACCCTGCTTGATTCCATGCTGAACGTGTACCGTAGTCTGACTGCCATGCCTAGTGCCACTGGCAGTGAGAACGCAACGTCCGACAACGTGGGCGCAGTCATCGTCCGCAACGGCTGGAACCACACCGAAGCAAGGGCACAGCAGTACGAGAATATGTTCAAGTATGCTGAGCGTCAGAGCCTGTCTGTAATGCTCAAAATCCTGCGTGATACGGCTGGTTCTAAGCTGATGGCAAGTGACATCAACATCAAACTGCCACGCCGTCAGTACGATAACCAGCAGAGCAAAGTTCAGATTTTCGCACAGATGATTCAGCAGCCGATTGACCCGCAGCTGGCGTTCACCACGCCCGGTCTGTTCCCCGACCCGCAGGCTGCTTATGAAATGAGCAAGCCTTTCCTGATTGCTGCTGGAAAGCTGGGCGAGGATGGGAAAGCACCGAAGCCGCAAGAGCCACAGGCGAAACAATTTGTTGATGCCGACAAAACATCGACTGATGAACAGCCTGAGAATACTAACAAAGAAACAGAGGGCGAATAACCCTTTGCTATAAACACGGCAGGGAAGCCGGGATACAAATTTCGCAGCGTTGCAGGGAAGCAACGGTAAAAAAAACGCAGGAGGAAATTAACAATATGAAACTCAATGTGTTGCTTGGTGATGCCTATAAAGAGGGCATGACCGCCGATGAAATCATTTCTGCGCTTGAAAAGGTTACAGACCCTAGCGCAGAGGTTGAGAAGCTGCGCAACGCCGTGACGAAAGCAAATGGCGAAGCTGCCGAGTACAAGAAGCAGCTCAAGGCAAAGCGCACCGATGACGAGAATGCCGCACAGGAACAGGCTGACAAGCTGGCAGAGATGCAGAAGCAGATTGAAGCCCTGACTGCCGACAAAGAGAACCTTGTCAAGGAAAAGACCCTTGCATCCTACCGTGAGAAGTTCGTTGCACAGGGTTATGACGCTGAACTTGCCAACAAGGCCGCGTCTGCATTGGCTGACGGTGACATGGACAAGGTGTTTAAGTTCCAGTCGGAGTTTATGACCGCCCACGACACCGCTTACAAGGCTTCTCTGCTGAAGGATATGCCCACACCTCCGGGTGCGGATGGCAAGGGCGGCTCTGACAGCGAGGGTGTGGCGTTTGCTAAGAGCCTTGCACAGCAGAACGCAAACACTTCTAAGGCATCGAGTGACGCAATGAGTGCTTTCCATTAACAAGGAGGAAAACATGAAGTTTACCCGAAACACGGTCAACGGAATCAACGATAC